TGAAGCAGGTGACATTTTGGATACAAATGGATATGAAGCCAAAGGCTTGAACAATGCCAACCATAGTTTAAACAAACTTTATATCGCTTTAGAAACGGCAACCTACATCTGAAGTATATGAGAATTGTAAATTCGAATTTAATGAACGGTATGTAGAACATAGCGGAACAAGGCAACAAGTACTTGACAACTAATCTCATTCCCGTATTTTTCTTCCAACGAGAAAAAATGATTACCTTTGTCAATGCAATGATAGAAAAAACAAGCGTTCTTTGTGGCTGTTGTAGGGTATGTGCAAGAGATTAAAGATGCTGTTTCTACCAACTTTCCCTTCCATAAAAAGGCAACGGATAGGTAGCATTTCTTTCTCTAATACCCACCATATACGGCTCCTTCTGCCGAAATTAACAATATGGTGAGGTAACACAAAAATGGTATATGTACCAACCACTTATCAAATTTCACCCTTATCCTGCCATTATTATGCAAGTTCTGTATATTTTTGTACTACGAATAGGATCAATATGAAGATTATACTTACAGGAGCAACAGGATTTGTTGGCGAAGGTATATTGCTTGCGTGCCTTGATAGACCTGAGGTCGAGAAGGTGCTGAGCGTAAGCCGTCGCCCGTGCGAGATTTCGCACCCAAAGCTCGAAGAGTATATCGTGGAGGACTTTATGACACTTCCCGTAGATGATCCGAAGTTACAAGGTTATGACGCTTGTTTCTTCTGCGCTGGCAAGAGCAACATCGGAATGTCTAAAGAGGATTACTACCACCTCTCATACGAGATTACGATGCACTTTGCTACGGCTATTGGTCCAAAGCGAGAGTTTGTCTTTATCTATGTCAGCGGAGCAGGCACGGATGAAAACTCTCGCCAGTTCTGGTCGCAGACAAAGGCTAAAACGGAGCGTGATCTGCGAGACTTGCCCTTTAAGGCAGCTTACGGATTTCGTCCGGCTGGTATGAAACCATACAAAGGTCAAAAGAGACTGCAAGGTTGGGGAAAGTATCATTGGCTCTTCACCTGGATACCGGGTTTCTCAAACACCATTGAAGAGGTCGCCAAGGCAATGATAAGTTGCGTGAAGTGCGGCTATTTTAGGCGCATAGTTGATGTAAGAGATATTGATACATTATCGAAGTGGTGCAAATAAACAGTAACTATTCAAACAATAACAAAGAGACAAATGACATCTATGAAAAATCTATATTTATTTAGCATTCTCTGCCTAGTATTTTTTGTTCAATGTACACCTAAGTTGTATGATGCACAGCGTGAACAAGAGTATATAAAAGCTGATAGCACTTTGTGGGCAGAGTATGAGGCTGAAGGAGAACGATTAGCTGAACTATACGCAGAAAATGAGGATTCTCTGTACATTAAGGCTGTAGAATTAGAGGCATATGCAGACCGCAAAAACAAAGAACTTGCGATCGAATATTCTGCGACACCGAGCGGACTAAGGCGTTGTTTTATGCTTAGATTAGATATCGGAAAGGATACTCTTCAAAATATTTTGAGTAAGCTTCCTCACGATATTCGTAAGTCTGAGTGTGCAAAGGCAATCAAAAAGCATATCGCAACAGAGCAAATTGAGGAGGGTATGAAAATTTCCCCTATTGATGTTGTTGATGCCGATGGAAACAAGTTCGCTTGGGACGAACACCACAATAAAAACATTTTGCTTATCTATGGAGGTTTGGGTTGTATGGGGCGTTCTGGTCGTAGAGAACTTGCTGCATTGCGCGAGGAATATGCTGATGATAACCTCGCAATAATTGTCTATTATTCTGTTGGCACTCTTGAAGAACTGAAAGAATTTCGCAATCAATATTCCGATGACTATATATTTATATCTGAATTAATGTCTGATTATTCCCCATTTAAAATAAAGTATGGTGTACAGTCCACTCCGACATGTTTTGTTATAGACAAAAGTGGAACGGTTGTACTTAAGACTATTGGCTTTGATGCAGAACAAGTAAAAGAACAAATAGATAATTAAGGAAACAAGGGTGCGAAATCGCACCCTTGTTGATTACTCGGTATAGTCATAGATTCTCTTAACGGTCTCCCACATATCGTCAGGGAGCTCCTCATCGGAGATCTTCTCAAATGATTTTCGGAGATAGTCCATCTCTTCCGTCGAGAAATCCACAATCAGTGGAGTCTCATTTTCAACATCCCATTCAAGGCGATTCTCCTCCTTATTCTCGCGGAAGTTAATCTCTTTGCGCTCATCCTCGCTAATCTCAATCTTTCGCAAGATAGATTTTTTGAGGTTGAAATCCATAAATGTACCCTTGGCAGGGAGAAAGTTTGGCAGGTAAAGTCTGTCTTTAATTGAAAGTTCCATATCGTTATTGTTTAATGTGATTACTCAGCTTCTGCTGCAATTGTTGCGACCTCAGAGAGGATATTTTCAATCTGTCCAACGGCATCGGCAACATATTTGGCAATATCCTTTCCGAACGGCATATTGATGGTTACGCTGCCACGATCGTAATAGATGCTACCTACTGCGATGCGGTGGTCATTCGTTGACGGCTTGAAAGCAGTTGTTTGGACACGCTCCAACACGCCATCTGTAATACTGTACTCCAAATTATAGGAGCCATTTTCTGTGGTAGCCTCGGCCACCTTTGTAATGATTGTGCTTGTTACTTTCATATCTCCTGTTTCTTAAAGTATAGAGAGGTTTTAATGTTTGGGGTTATGGGAGAGGAAAAATTATTTCCAATCTCCCGTAGAAACCACCAAAAAACTGAATGAGCCATCGTTTGTACTGCTATCATCGGCTGTGTACACATCGAAATAGTAACTATACAATGCCTTCAATGTGGCATAAATCGGAGTACTATCTACGGCTGAGAAAATACCACTCAAGAATACTTGGAAGTAGCCTGACATATTCCAACTGCTCGACATATAGATTCGGTATTGACCTTTGCCCAATCGTGATACGGTTATCGAACTGCCATCAAAGGTTTGGTACTTGACAGAATAACTGCTGGTTGATGACACGGTAACTGTTCCCTGTGCAAGGAACTTCATATTTTTACCATACTTCTTCGAGGTCATCAGGTCAAGGCGATTTACCACAATCCAGCCAAAAAAGGTCGTATTATCTCCATATCCAAGCAGCTCAACCAACTCACGCGAGAAGGTGATAGTCGATTTAGAGATACCGTCCTCGTAGAAGTATTTTCCACTGGGAGCGGTAATACTCATTGTTCCTACGGTGGTATTTGAGCCCCATTTGTAGTTCACCAAACAAACTCTTCGGCCACTATGTTCCAATGTCCAAGGCAAAGGAATATCCTCGTCCCACGAACCACGAATAGCCACCACATGGTCATACTTATTGAAGTTCATCTGAGGGTCTTCGCCACCGATGTAGATACTGCTATCATTGAGGATAAATGGGTTCCTGACCGTTCCAATAACCTCAACATCTTTGAATGTTCCCTTTTGGGCGGTGATATTACCATCCACATCCCAAGCGAAGTTACCATTAGCAACAGAACCTGAACCGTCTGCATTAAATTTTATCTTATTAGTTCCGAATGTTGCAGAGCCATCAGACTTCAATCCCCAATAGTCTATGCCCGTGTTAGGATTGTCGTGATAGATGTAACCCGAACTCGACATCATAATTCGATGCCCCGAACTCGGTGCAGATGCAGTCAAAGCGCTTGACCCAATCGCCCAACCGCCAATCTTACCAGCTACGGCAGTAATACCTGTGCGGTCTAATGTTACCTTTACGGAGTTGTTCGCGTCTCGCACTGAGATACTACCATTGTAGGTGCTACCTCCAACTACCAAAGCACTATCCACGATAACTTGATTAGCCTTGACGGTACCCGTATAAACACCATTGGCATCAATTGTTGTGGTATACTTCTCGGCAGAGGTAAGGTCAAAGACCGTAGCGTAGGCTACCTGCCAAATCACGGGCGCAGCGGATGTACCTTGCGTGCCATCGAGGTAGTAGTAATGAGTAGTCGAGAAGTCAGCGGTACCACAAACCACCTTGTAGATGTACTCACACCAATCTCCTGTTCCTGCATTTGCCGTCAGCCAGCGGCTGCTACCACCCGTACCGATGCTATTAGAGCCAAATAACAAATTGTGTCCGACCGGAATCTTAGCAATAATTCGGGCAATAAACACCTTGCGATTACTACACATCGTTCCAAAATAGAAACCACCATTATTGGGTGAAGCGGTACCAGTAGTTTTGATTTGGATAACATAACCGCTGTCGTTAGGTGCTGTGGCGTCTGCTAATCGCGTATGGGTAACCATTCCGCTGCTGGTGTTGTTATAGATACCCATAGAGTTATTACCATTGATGAATGTAGGATCTCGATAAAGCATCTTGCCAAAGGCCATTGCCGAGGCGAGTTCCTTTGCAGTTGTAATGCCCGTAGTCCATTGAATGGTTACTGATGCACCAAATGTCACCAAGCCAGCGGCATTCCACGAGATGTTACCTGATGCAATTTGACCCGAACCATCATTATTGAGTTTCCATTTTGCTCCGTTAGCGATAGAACCATCACTACCAAGAGAAACATTTCCCTTGCTGATAGTTGTAGCTGTAATTGCCCATCCGGCAACCTTATTAGATGAACCAAACGATGCAATTGTAGAGCCTGAACTATTGACAGCAAGAAATCCGAAATCGCTATTACTATTGTAGTACAACTGTACTCGCTGACCACTAGTAGCTGAACCTGTGGTGCTGAATACAGCAATACGCTTGTTTGTAGCATCGAGCGCAATCTGAGAGTGGCTGATTTTATTTGAAGCGATAGTCCAACCGCCAATAGTTCCCTTCGTGAAAGTACACTCCAAGCCATTGATGTAGTTCGTATTGATAATGTCACTCTTGATACTTGCCGCATCGAGTTTTGCTGCAGTAATACTACCCGCAGCAATGCGGTCTGCCGAAAGTGTTCCTGCCTTGATGCTCGAAGCGTTGATGCTAACAGCGTTCACCTGCGTGGCTGTTAAAGTACCTGTATATACGCCTGTAGCCGACAGCTTTGTCAGTTTCGGGTACTCATCTCCGCCAAGGGCAGTGGTTATAGCATCAATATCCTCGGTCCAAGCAACGGAAACTGCATTGGCAAAAGTTACATTGCCACTTGCATCCCACGATATATTGCCCGAAGCTATTTGCCCAGAGCCATCATTATTGAGTTTCCACTTTGTCCCATTTGTGATTGAGCCATCACTGCCGAGCGACACATTACCCTTGCTGATAGCAGTGGATGTGATTGCCCAACCCGCAATCTTATTCGACGAGCCAAGCGATACAATGCAAGTTCCAGCCGAATCTGTTGCCCAAAAGCCGAAGTCAGAGTTGCTATTGTAGTATAGCTGTACTCGATGACCGCTTGTTGCAGTAGCCGTAGAGGCATAGACTACAATACGCTTATTAGCTGCGTCGAGCGAAATCTGCGAGTTGTAGATTTTGTTCGTTGCGATAGTCCAGTTACCAATCTTACCCTTTGTGAAGGTACACTCCAAACCATTGATGTAGGTCGTATTGATGATGTCGCTCTTAATGCTTGCGGCATCAAGCTTGGCCGCAGTGATACTTCCTGCGGCAATACGATCTGCTGAGATAGTCCCGGCTGTAATCTGTGAAGCGGTAATACTGCCGGTATAGACTCCTTCTGCGGTAATCTTCGTCAGTTTGGGGAACTCATCGCCACCCAAAGCATCGGTAATCTCACCGATAGGCTCGGTCCAGTTAAGAGATACAGCATTGGCAAAGGTTACATTACCACTTGCATCCCACGAGATATTGCCTCCGGCCACAGCACCTGCACCAGTAGACTCCAAACGCCACTTATAGCCACGAATACCTGTAGAGCCAATAGTCATCGAGCCTGATGCAGCAGTGTAGGTAGTTGCCGTATTCTTCTTTGTACCACGGTAAATGCTATCGCTGTCGATACTCCAACCACCAATTGTTCCTTTGGTTGTGGTGAGCGTCAGAGCGTTGATGTTCGATGCCGTGATAAGTGTTGATTTTAACTCATCGGTATTGATGTAGGTCGCTGATATCTTACCCGAGGTAATCTGTGATGCCACTATATTGATAGCACTGACAGTGTCTGCTGAGAGCGTACCTGTGAAGATACCATCTTTGTCGATGTAGGTTGCGCCCACCCATTGCATGCTCACCGCTGAGCCGAATTCAATCTTACCCGTAGATGCGTTATACTTGATATACTCGTTACCGTAGCCCAACTGAGCATTGCCACCGTTGTCCACATAGAAGGTCTTGTAGCCATCCTTGAAGCCATAGATACCATTTACGGTTTCAGTGGTGATAGTACCCGTAGCAGTTTTTGTGCTTAATGCAAACGAGCCAATGGCAATACCAGAAATAGTTCCATCGCTATTCTTTATTCCTGCAAAGAGTTTGGGAGTAATGACGGTATTGCTATTGATAAGCGTCTTTCCTGTATTCCACTCCTTAACCCAATCGAGAAGATTGGCATCAACACCTGCTGCACCAGTATCTCCCTTCTTGGCTTTGGACCATACGAAGGTAAGTTTGTAGGTAGTGCCAGATATAACAATAGGAATCTCCACCTTGCCGTGATCGGCAAGCGTAGTCGTGTTGGCCACAACTGCAAATGTTACGGTCTTATTGGTATTATTGACTGAAATGGATGAGAATCCCGTCGGCTTGGAGATAGTGCCAATAGTAAAGTTGGTGAAGGCACTGTCGCCGAGGGTTACTGAAATTGTAGATGTAACAGATACTGCAGAGAGAATCTTTCCGCTCTGATCTGCGGGGAAAATATACTCTCCGAGAGATTGGGTTATCGTGTAACCATCCTTCTGTATTGTGATTGTTGCCTGACCACGGGCAATAAGCGTTTGTGCCATACTTCCACTTTATGAAAGTATAGGGCAAAAAATCAGCGGCAGGTTATAAAAACCTACCGCCGACGCAAGAAAGATGTGTGTATGTTGTGTTATTTTGAGACTTCGCACATTAGAACACCCTTGCCTGTAACATCGGTCTTGGCTACTGTGATGCTCTTACCAGTGTAGGTCTTAACAACGGTTGTGCCCGCCGAGTTCCATAGCTTCCAAGTGTAGGTGTATGCTGTGCCATCGGCATCCAACTCCTCGCCATTACGGTAGAGAACAGCCTTTGCATCAACATCGTTACCGTTGTTCTTGATGGTGAAACCCTTCTGGCTTACCAAATCCACGGTGATAGGATCCGACATATCGGTAAATGAGATAATGTCGCATACAACCTTGTTGGCCGAGGCATTACCCGCCGAGGTATCAGTATCCTTGATGGCACACTTGAAGGTCTCGAAGTTGAGCACCGCATCGTTAGTGATGGTGATCTCGTTGGTTGTCCATCCTGCTGTTACGCCACGCTGATTAGTTGTTGTAAGGCACGCCCAACCTGCCCCAAGCATTGCATTGTAATATGGGCACGTTACCGTTGCACCCGAAGATGCAGCAGCACTCAATCCAGATGTCAATGTAACGACCTTTGTCGAGGTATTGACAGAGGAGATAGTGTATTGAGCAGAGCCGATAGTAATCTTACCGCCAGCCTCCATATTAGCAATAGATGCTACGGTGATTGTTGTTGCGCCAGAGTTTGCAGCTGCACTCAATGTCGTGTTTGCAAATACAGCCGAGTCTTTGATTCCCCAAGCATAGGTAACATTGTCGGTATCGATAGTTGCACCACGCCAGAGGTCGCAGTGTGCTTTGAGCGTTGCCACCTCGTCATTCTTAAAGACGATGCCGTCGGGAGCGTATGCCACGGCAGCAATCATAGCACCGGCGTTCAAGTGCTGAGTAAACTGAATCTCTGCACGGAAAGGAATCTCCAAGCCGTTTGCATCAATGTATGTTGCTTCGAAAGTGTAGCGTACCTGTGGTGCTGATACGGTCATATGGTTAGCCTTGATGGTAAGGGCATACTTTGCCGATGCCGCACCAATCGTACAACTATCCTGGCCCGAAGTGATTGCCGTACCGTTTCTATACCACTTTGCCGAGCCGCTCTTGACGCCTGCCGTGAGCGATGCGGCATTGCCAACCGATGTAATCTGGTCGGTAGAGCCCTTGCCACTCACAAAGAGCGAAGGCGTAAGAATAAGATACGGCGATGCTGCCCACGAGGGAGCATAGGCGTTAGTATCCTTGTTATATACCTGTGTTAAGGGCTGCGATGAGCCTATGAATGCTTGCAGGGTTACTGCATCATTCTGGTCGATGATCGTGACCTGTCCTCTTGCTACTTTGACTGCCATAGTTCGTTATTCTAATGTTGTTGATATCTCTACTTCACAATCGAAGACTGCCTTATACCACACATCCTCTTCGGTAATCTCCAACTCCTTGCCGTAGTGGTTTGCCGAGTTCCAAATCTCATCCGAGGCGGTATCCTTGCTTGTTCGTCGCCATAAGAAGTTGCCCTCTGGAATAAGAGCGGTAATCTCTTCGCCACCTCTATAAACTCTCGCTACAAGCGTTGTTGAGACTATGCCGTTACGGAATGTTGTGCCATTCTTCGATTCTACATATACAGTATAGGATGGTTCGCCGTCATAAAGTTTGAAAATGGTATGAGTTGCTGTAAATTCTTCACCATTTAGCGTAGCAGTGTATCGTAAAGTAAGCACATCACGCCCCTCCCAACCGTGATAGTTGGCGGCCAACTCAAATAGCGAGGAGTTGTTATTTGCATCTCTCCAAGCACCATCTGCCGCAAGGTATTCCCATCTGCGTGATTCGGGCTCAAAGTTATACTCCGTAGTGATAATGGATATGCTTTGCGGCTCACACTCACCTGTAAGAGCATTGGCATAATGAAATGTCGTTCCACCCGTAAGTGATACCGAGCGAGGTTTTAGTTGTTCCTGCGCCTCCTCATCGAGGTCTTCCCAGCGGATGGTAACATCACGCAGTTCAATGGTATCTTTCGACCACTTGAAACGCCCCGATGCAAAGTGTCCCGTACCATCCTGATTGATAACAAAAGAGCCATCGCGAGAGGATATCGAGCCGTCATCGTTGAACCTAAGCAGAGGATTCTGCATCGTGCCACCCACGCCACCTCGGTTAAACCAGGCACCATACTCCTCCGTATAGTTGAGTGTCCCATCTGTTGCCTGATATGGGGTCGGCTGCTTGCCTGCTTCCAGTTGTGGAGCGTTTACGATAAGCGGAACCTCTGACGATATGCCAAGGCTCATATTCGGAGCATCGGATTGACGTATCGGGAATGATACCTTATGTCGCAGCCATCGCTCTGCCTGGTCTATGACAATATCGCCAATTAGGTGCTCATCTTGATAGAAACGCACAGAGCCAACCTCCTCGGCATAGATCCATAAAGAAAAGCAGTAGTAATTACCGGCACGCGCTTTTCTCCAATCTGCACTCTGGGCGTGAATGTAACTATCACCCGTTAGGCAGACACATTTGCCAATGCCGACTGGAGAAGATGCTGTAACCTCATTAGCCCCGGCGAAGCCACAAGAGAGGCTATCCAGAAGTACATTCTTGTGGATCTTACCCACATAGAATGTTGCTCCGAAGCCATTCTCATCGCCTGCGGTAAGCGTTCCTGCGATATTGACATTGCGTGTGGCATAGAGATTTTGGAAGTATGCTCCATAGCCCTCCAACACTCCAAACACAGGGTCAATAACGCCCGACACCTTACCTACACGCGCCTTTGTTGCATCTGTAAAGACTGCCACTGATGATAGTCGAATGATATTGAGGTCAGCCACCTCGCACCATTCCCCGGCATTGGTAAGGTCTATCGTCAGACTGCGACTATATTGCTTGGGATACTCAACCGTGAGTACCCATAGTTTGTACTCCCACTCGGTAGATAGTGAGATGATATCCTCGGCATCAATCTTTTCTCCATTGGTATAACCAAAGGATATTGCTGCCTCCGCATTTTGTAAAGCGCGAGCCTTGAACGACACCAACAACCTCTCAGGATGAACAACAGACTCCTCCAATGTCTGCTTTATACCGTAGGAGCCACTGCCCGTAATTCGGACAATACGATTTGCCTCGCTATCCTCACTGCGGTACTCCGTGGCAGTTTCTCCATAAACGGCATACTTCGCTTTGTCGGGAATATCTACAGTGCCTCCCGCCATTGTAGGATAGCATAGCGAGCGTTCTGTGGCCATACCGTCAATGATATCCATATAGGGGGCATCACTATCCGAGGCGGTGAGGTACATCGCTCCGCTACGGTCAGTGTTCGTAAGGCTTGTGATGCGAACAAAGTCAAGCAGCTCGCCACTCTTGGGCTCATCGCCATCGAGCAGAGCACCGATAAAGTATGGCGACTCCTTGCCATCAATGGCATCAACACCCGTCTCCAAGACAACCATAAGTGAGTAGATGCTTGGGGTTCGCTCGGCATACTGACGACGCACAACATCTCCGACCTGCAGACCTTGCGTCTTCTGCGAGTCGGAGTCTATGCGAATCTTATATTTCGAGTAGTTATATACCGCCATTGTTATGCAATTCTTTCTACGCTGTCGCCCGAGCAGCTATCGCTGATCCAGAGCGAGCCATTGGTTGCCGAGAGTTTCTTTACCTCAAACTCGTAGGCTCTAAACTTCTTGCGGGCAACAACCTCGTCAAAGGTGGCTGTTACATTACCTGTGGTACGGTTCGCCTGTATCGCCCAGCCACTGCCGGCAAAGCCTGCCGAGAAGAACTCCGAGGAGAGTGTTCCTCCAAAGTAACTGTTGCCATAGTGCTTGATGCCATCGCTCACAGCCTGCAAGCGTAGAGCCTCTGTTAAGTATAGGACTCCATCGGTCAAACGGGTGTAAGATCCATCAATTCCTATATGCCCAACCACCTCAATAGGAACATTCGCCGCCACAAAGTCGGCATCGGTACTGACAATGAAAGTTTCGCTGTATCTGTTCGGCGGTGCATACTTGCTGGTGGAAGCACGATGCCTGAATGATGTCTTGTGAGGAATGATAGTCTGCACGCCATCTTTCTCATAGACCACATCAGATGATAGAGAGATATGCTCTTTATCGCCTCTGATAAGTATGCCATCAGCCGAGCCAAAGCGTAGGTTCTTATGGATGATGATTCCCTCATCATTGCTATCTATACGATATGACGAAAGAAGGTCTGCTCCGTAGTTATGCCTTACGGTGAGTGAACCGGGAAAGCACGCCTTGCCGTATGGCGAGAGCATCAGACATTCGCCATCGATATCCGAGATGCCAGAGAATAGACGAATCTTCGGTGTGTCATCACTACCCAAAAGCAAATCACCGCCGATACTGCCTAAACGGATGCTCTCACCCTCACGAGTGAGTACCGATTTACCTGCTATGCGAATACCGAAACTATCAAGGAACGAGAGGTAACCACTGAGTGCCACATCTTCGCCCGAGAACGAAAGAAGCGTGTTTCCCTTATCGCCCAACTGCACACCATATTTCGCCGACAATGCACCATTGAGCGAGGTTGTTCCGTGAACGGTAAAGTCTTTATGTACCGTTCCGTTCTGCATTGTCCAATCAACGGTTGCAAGGTTGGCATTGCCCTCATGATAGACATCCTTGCCGCCCACCTGCAACGATGTTGGAGAAATGAAGATTCCGCTCTCTTTATCGCCAATGGTCCATTCACCTGTGGAGTGGACAGAGCCACTGAGGAGGTCGATGTTCGATGCATCTATGGTGGCTGTTGCCTTGTATTGGTCATATCGCAGAACATTCCTGCCTCCAAGATAGAGGGCATTACCTCCGAGTTTAAGGTTGCTCGTAATCTTAACTCCGTATTCAACGGCAGTAACAACGCCCTCTGCATCGGTAATATCCTCCGAGTAGGTTTCAAGGATACGGGTATTGGCGACACCTGCCTCAAAACCATAGTTGGCACGGAAGATACCGGTCATATCTCCGCCCGTCTTCTTGAGGTAGTCTATAAGCAGACCACCGCCAGACTCACCACCTTCGCCCGTAACAGCACCGGCAATGGCAGAGGCAAATCCGTAGGCGGTGTTCTTGAGTCGTACACTCGTCTCATCGCCCTCTTCAACACCATAAGGATGTTCGGCATCCTTCTTCTGTTGGGCATTGAAGAAGTTATGGTACAACTGCGAGTAGATCGAGTAACAAAGGCTCGACCTATCAAGTTGTTCTATGTCGGGGTGTAGTTGTACGCTCATTACTTCGTGTAGCTGGTTTTAGAGAGAAATTTCTGAATCTTCGATGAGAGTGAGATAAAGTTGGGGAAGTTCACGGGAGTCATCGTACCCATCAGCGTTGGCGTCATAATCTTACTGCACTCTGTCATAAAGTCGAGCATCAGTTGAGCTAGTTCGTTACCCAAAACAAGCGGCTCTGTGGCATTCTCATCGCCTAATGTTACTTTATTATCCGCCAGTGCAATGGTGGTAGAATTGACCTTCTGAACAACTTTATCTGCTGTCTGCTTAACCTCTGATTTATCGACGGTTTGAGTAATCGTTTCCGCATCCATCACAACCGTAGCCTCTTTGTCCTTGTCATTCTTGACAGTGGTGGTAACGGTAGTTGCTGTGTACTTTGTCGATGTCTCATTTCCTGTCGGCTCCAACTCATCATAATCTGGCGAAGAGTCGCTATCTGGGTCCAACTCCTCGGTTTCGGTAACACCAATAGTTGTCTCGGTGTGAGCCGTAAGATTTATGATATTGACATGCGAGAAGTTTACGATGTAGGCATACTTTGTTGCTGCATCCATGAAGATGGTAACATCGGAAAAGAGTGTCGGTACAATCAGAAAACCGCCCTCATTGTTTGTGGCAGCAGAGAGCAAGACACCCTTATGGATTATAGGCTCTGTGGAGGCTGTTTCATCGGGATATTCGCCCACATCGACAGTGCCGCCATACTCCTTGAACTCCGAGTCCGCAGGGTCATCGTGAACCTTTGCCACATAGCCGTGAATCATACGGGCAGTACCCACGCCCGACATACCGCCCGGCGCCATATTGACACGCTCCATACTGCGACCCAACGCAATCTTGCGAATCGCCTCACGAATGACTAATTGGTTTGACTTATCTGCAGACATAGTTTTATTAGAGAATAGGTTCTTTTTCTACTTCTTGATTTTATACGGTATCGAAAGTTGCTGTCGATATCCGCCAACCCCGAAGTTTGTAGTTACCTCTTCGACAAGATAGACTCCATTCTTTGAGGGGTTGCGGTGGTCGATGAGCTCAACTTGTACCGCAGGTGGAAGTCCGAAATCACCAAAGATTGTGAGACTTCCCGTGATACCGTTCAGGTTGTAGTTACGGAAATACTCCGTTGTCTCCTCGACAAGTTCATCCGAGGAGATGCCGATATGTGGCGACATATACGGAACGACTGTATAGGTCGATAGATCCACCTTGTTTTTGGTCTCTGCTCCCGATGCCGTTGTGTTGCCAGTAACCTTATGTGACTTCTTCGATATCTGGGTAGCATTTACCGTCTGATACTGCTTGCTGCCCGGTGTTCCAGGGTCGTATTCGGGATTTAGGCGAATTGTTACCTCAAAGAACTTCTCATCCGTGCCCATAGCCTTGCCTGTAACGGCCAAAAACTTCGGGTCGGTCTTCACTACTTTGAGTGATGACTGCGCCACATGCTCATTAAAGTATATCTTGAATGGCCCTGTCGATTCATCCTCAGGGAACACGGGCTGTGCCTTGCTCGATGAGTATGGTCTGCCGACTGCAATCGAGGGCATAGCACTTTCGTTGTTGGCATCATATTTCAGGAAGCAATAGACCTTGTATTTCGACCACTCGGAGAGTATATCAGCCACAGTGAAGTTATCTGTAACCTTGATTTTACCGATGTGTATATCAAACTTCTTGGTATCTGAGTGTATCTTAAATCCCGTATCTTTGAGGATATTGTACTCGCCCTCCAAGACATCGTTTACGGTTGTTCCGCTGGCAGGAGTCTCAAAGTGCGGAGCCTTCTTGAGTTTGAGTTTGTATGCCATATTCTCGCACTGAATTTCGAGGTTGCTCTCCGAGTTGTAGCCCGTGATATAGCCGTCAAACATATTCTTCAAAATGCCATTGTAGCCAAGTTTGATGTTCACACGCTGACCGACCTTGAAGGTAGTGGTATCGACAAGACGCTGCGTTGTCTGCTTCTCGATGATAACACCATCCTCCATAATCTCAGTGGTAAATATCGAGGCATCCTTACCTTCAACGGTTACCGTGCCGATGATTGTTGAGCGACATACAGAACCTTTCGGAAGGGTTATCTTCGCCGTCCCGATAAGCTTCTTGTATGTCTCGTTTATCTCAATGCTCTGCACCTCGGTAATCTCTATGGCATCCTTAATCTCCATAGGATTTGAGGGGTTTGCATCGCCAATGGTAATCTTGCAGCAAAGTACATCCATCATAACCACGCAAATTTTATCAGTGATGTAGGGTCAATAACTTCTGCTCCGAACTTCACCCACTTAATCCATTTGTTCGTATGTTTGATTGCCTCATCAACCTTTTCGGCCTCTGCAATCTTGAGTTCTACAGCCTCCGAAGGCTCTACCGCCACGCAGTTTAGCGTATAGGGCTGTACATTTCTGCAATCTGTATGTGGAAATGAATAACCCTGAATAATCAGGCGTGAGATGTTAAACTGACGCAACACGGTATTATCGCACTCAACGACACCTTTGTACTGCACCAACTTAATAAACTTGGATATCTCCGCTTCAGGATAGACATCGGGATACTTCGATGTAATCTTTCCGTTGATGGTAATCTCCATATCGCCACCCGAGATAAATTCCTTGCGGGTGTAGTCACGACCCTGTACCTGAGTGAGCAGGATATTATTCTTGCTCGACACGCTGACATGAGGTCCAAGATCCACGAAGGTTACAATGCCATATTTGGTGTTAGGCTCAACCTTGCACTCCTTGTTATCGTAGTACTTTCCCTCCTTGGATATGGAGAGTTCGAGGTAGTCCTGCACCGTTCTACTAACGATAGTATCGGTGTAGTTCTTCTTCTGGGCTACCGCCTGCTGCTCGCTGATAAGCTTGTAGTATTGTCCTGTCTTGTTTGCAAGGCTCGACTGCGACTGAGTTTCGAGATATTTATCACGCACACGCTGCTCCCAGTATTGCAGGTAGCGAGGATATGAACGCAACAGTCCATATGCAGTCTGTGATACAATCTGTATGGCGGCACGCTTCAGTAGGTCGTGATGCTTTGAGAAGTAATGCACCTGACCTTCCGAGAGCTCCGCCAAACCCATACCGATAGCCTGGCGGGTGGCATTGCTGATATATCCCATCCAGTTACCACCGCCAAGGATACCTCCACTGAGAAGTGTTGATGCTGCTATTTGTAGTAGTCGTGCCATACTGTTTATGCATTCCACGAGGCATCAAAGTCGTGAACCACATCTATGAGTGCCTGCGCTAATTGTTGTTTTAAGTTCTGTACCTCCTCGGTCTGTCCCTCCTTACTCTTCATAAGGTCAATGGTAGAGACGCTGAGAAGGCTCTCAATATTTACTATTACCTGTTTTGGAGCGGCAGAGGATAGTCTGCCTGTTCCTGAATAGTTACCACCGGCACCTCCATCATCCGGGCCTTCATCATATAGATGCTGGTTGGTGATAGGATTGCTATCAAATGGTCGCATATCGTTAGACTCTGGCTCGTTGCTGTACATATCCGGAGTGAAGCCTGCTACTCGCAAGATATTCTCTGCAGCCTCTGCCGAACCACCGAAGGTCTGTCGAAGTGCAGCGAAGAACTTTACAAGAGAGGTATGAGCCAACTTACGATTGGCAAGATTCTCGACACGCTCCTCGTCCGTAGCATTCTTACCCAATACCTTCTGCACCCAACGACCATTCTCATCCATTGAGAAGCCCCAAGCTGCAAGCTGTTCGAAGTCGTAACCTCCGCTACGCATCAACTCCTGCGCTTTTGCAGCACTTGAGATTGCATTACGGTATGTTGTGGCTGCTCGTACAATCTCAGGAACAGTATTCTGATTCATGTACAGAGCATAGTCGTATGTCTGTGCTGCCACAGCCTCATTTTTCTCGCCTATGTTAGGAACATATACAGCCTTGCCATTGACAATGCTGAATAGGGATTTGTCGAGATCTGTATCCGAGTATCCGAAACGCTGCTGTATGGTGCGGATAAAGGCATCCATCTCCAACACTGTTCCCAACTGACCGAACTCGGCGTAAGCAGCATCAATCTTCGCCTGGCTATCTCGCTTTGCAAGGGTAACAAGAGCATTACGGATATCATCCTGACGAGCATCATCAGTTGAGTAAGCGGGGCTCGTATAAACACCCGTTCTTGCAGCCTTAGACATTGCTGCTCCCTCAGCCAATGTTGCAGTCCACCAATTGCCAGTGAATGCACCTATCTTCTGTCCCGAAGCCTCCTCTATAGACTTACCGGATACAACCTCTTCAACAGCTCGTTTAGTCTTGATTGCCATATTGTAGGTCTCGCTAAGCGAAGAGTGAAGAGCCTCGATAGATGGATAGCGGTACTTCTTGTTTGACTCAATCTCCTCCAAGACAGCATCTTTTGCCTCCTTAACCTTCCAAGTCTTATAGGCAAGCCATCCCATAGCTCCAACAACTGCAGCAATACCCGCTGTGGCGGCTACTGCTCCTGTACCAATAGCACTAAGCGATGCCGCAGCGCCAGTAATACCATTACCCGTAGCAACCTGAGTAGCAAAGAGTGATTGCAGAGCGCTCTTTGTTCCCCATACGCCACCGCCTGCCATCAGTGCCTTGGTCATAGCACCACGACCGGCAACACCAGCCGCCTGCATCTGTGTAACGATGGCTCGCTTCTGCGTGAAGGATAGTTTACCACCTCTGCCAAGACCGAGAATACCTGTGATAGCATCTGCTCCCGCCATTGCAGCAGACTGCTTACCAATAAAGCCAAGTGCAACACCGACATTTGTCAGAGCACCTGCAACCTTAAAGAGTTTTGTTGCGACAAAGCCCGTGAAAACAAGTGGCTCTATCCAATGGAAGTTACGGGCTACCCACGCGCCGATATTGCCGATAACGGTCATAATATCCAGCAGAGCATTACCAATAGAGATTAGTCCTTTGGTAAATTCAGGCGACTTGAACTTATCAAGGAAAGAGCGTAACACCTGTCTGATGGTTGGTTCCAGCACCTCATACGCCTGCATAAAACTCTCAGTAAGCTGTGATGTCACCTGCGACCACAGACCCTTTGTTGTGTTCTGCTTGACAAGGGCTAACTCTGCCGAGATTCCTTGTGAGCCTCGGTTATGCGCTGTGAGGTTACGCAGCTGGTCGTAGTTGTTCACGAGCATCATTGCCGCATTACCACCAATCTTACCGAAGATGGCCTGCATATCGGCCATTGATGCTCCCTTCTTATTCAGATCCTCGAAGATGTCGGCCAATGGTCGTAGTTTCTCGACCATCACACCCTCGATATTACGCATCTCGGTAAACTTCACGCCCAAGCGGTCGAGCACTCTCTGCGACTCCTTTGTAGGCTTGGCAAAGCGTGTGGCCATAGCACGGAGCGAGGTACCGGCAAGCGTTCCTTTCAGACCCATATTACCGAGCAAACCAATGGCGGCGGTACTCTCCGTAAAGTCCACGCCCGCAGTACGCAGATAACCTGCTGCCATTTTGTATGACTCGGCAACCTCTACGATATTGACATTCGAGCGAGAGATGGTCGAGGCGATAATATCCGCCACGCTATCCATACTATTGTTGTTGATATCGTAGCCCGCCATAATGTTGGTGGCAAGGTCGGCGATATAGCTGACATCGTTATCACCAATAAGGGCGAGGTTGGTAATAGGACGGATAGACTTATTGATAGTATCGATATTCATACCCGCCATAGAGAGGTACTTCACAGCACCTGCAATCTCCACAGCGGTAAACTTCGTGTCGATACCAATCTTTCGCACATGGCGAGCCATATTATCGAAGCGAGTCTCGAAGGTGCTCAAGTCAGTGTCAGCTACACGCAGGATAGAGTGTGCCGACTGCATAATGTTCGAGTACTCGATAGCCTTTGTCAGCTCGTTACGCACCAAACTATAACCCATATAGGCGTTGAGCATCGATGCGAACGGCAGGTTGCGCAACGAAGGTGCCTGGGAATACTGAATACGGTTGATAGCCGCACGACGCTTACTGCGGTAGAGCGTGCCTGCTGCGGTATTCTGCCTCTGCATAGCACGCACCGACTGCATCGCGTTTCGCTGCTGTTGCTGGCGTGCAGCCTTATCGGCTCGGCGACGCTCTTGCTCGGCTTGTCTGCGCTGACGCTCAGCCTCGCGCTGTGCTCTGCGACGCTCCTGCTCACGGGCTCGTGCCTCTGCCTGACGCTGTCTTTGTGCCGCTGTGCTCTCTGCCACCTGTGCCTTTCGGCGTTGCTCGGCATTGAACTTCTCATCGTCATGTGCCATGCGCTGGCGGTGCAACTGCTGAGAGGTGTAGAGACGCTGCATAAGCCTCTGCTGCTCTTTTTCGGGCATAGCAAAGGCTGTCGGAGCATAAGGCACAGGAGCCTGCATACCCGGAGAGTACGCAAAAGGCATCACGGCAGAGGCTCCCGATGTAGCAGCACCAGCCACACCTGCGGGTAGTCCGCCAGAGATATTCAGCGTGATAGTCGAAGAACTCTTTATTCGATTAAGAATTGAGAGTACGCTACGCAATCTCTGTTCAGCGACATCGGTCTTAATGGCCAACTCTCGGCCACGCTCCATATGTGAGAGTGCCGAGTTAATCTTGCCCATAGCCTTGGTGATACGCTTTTGGGCATCGGCCATCGTGGTTACCGAAGATGATGCACTGCGCTCAATCTCCGCCTTACGAGCCTCGGCAGCCTTCTTCTCATAGAGGCTCTTGGCATTAGCCTTGATTCTCTTGGTGTCGAGTGCCGGTGCTGCAATAGTCAGGTTTATACCTTTGGCAAGAGTAGAAATCTCGGTGAGCAGTGTCTTGACGCGCTCCAACTTCGCCTCGCTGTTTTTTGTGTCGATGGTGAGACGGTAATCAAAACTACGCTTCTTGCCATTCTTGGTGCGGAACACACGGTCAATCTCCTCCATCATATTCTTGATGTTGTTGACCGCAGGAGTCAGTGATGCCTTTGCCTGCACAAGTTTGCCGACGGCCTCACCGAAGGCCATCACCTGCTTCGTACCTTGTGAGGCATCGACATTGATGGAGTAATTGACTTGATAATTCTGTTCCTGTGCCATTCGAGACGGGTTTTATCTTATAATAAGAGTAGTGTTTTTGGGGCGTGAGAGATTAAAAATAACCGCCGTAAGTCTTACGGCTTACAGCGGTTTGTCAGGGAGTCTTTTCGGGTAGTGAGACCGGTATTGGCATACGACTGATGAGCATCTGTTCGTGCAGCCACAGTGCATCCTCGGAGAGAATAGCAAAATCCTCATCGGAGATTGTTTCAAGGTCTACTCCGGGGAAGTAGTGGCGCACATAGATCACTCGCTGGCGAATGCGCTGCTCATCGGTAATGCGCCACCGGTCTATAAGTTTACCAGCGTACTCTGACGAGTAGTGATAAGCTCCGAGAGCTGACCCATAAGACCGAAGAGGAACATCGAGTCGTTGTCCACGAGTTCACGGTCGCCATCGATGAAGCAATCCTTGGCAAGCGTGCGCATTGCCATTACCTCATCCTTCTTCGAGGCTGCCATAAACTTCGAGAACTGCGGGAAGGTAGGCTCCGACATATAGGCCACATAGACCTCCTTCTCGTCACCAGCCTCGCCAAAGACCACCATAGGGTAAATCTTGCGCAGTTTCTTCTCCTCCTTAATCTTCTGAGCCTTCTCCTTAATCTCAGACTCCTGTTTCATTGTGAGCATTTTCTCTTCCATAAAGAAATCGTATTATGTGAATTATACTATGTAAGTTGTATCCACTTAAAGTGTAGTGGCTAACTGGGAGTAAAGGTTTACAACTTGATAAATTTTCCTTCGATTCCGCAATTTTTTAGTATTTCCGTGTTTTCGGCATTAAACGAAATCAGGCACGAGGGAGCACCTGCTGTGCCTCCTTGCTCTCCGGATACATGGTAGAAACTCAATCGCCCTTTGATAAAGAGTATCGAGTCTGCATTGGGAAATATCAAGTCGTGAAACAACCTTGTGTCTGTTCGGGCAAAGGTCAGCGCAATGGCGTTCTTATGCTCTGCACATCGTTTGATGAACTGCGTGATGAGTGTGGTATCATATGGTGGATTGCAGAACACACGCCCAAACCACGGTTGTTTCAAACCATCGTCCTCGATTGTATAATGATGCTCGGCAGTGTCCCACGGGCGGTTTATGGGAGCACACGGGTCTAAATCAAATGGCCCCAACCGCCTCAAGATATGTGGCGGTGTGAGCCATTCATTTTTACCTGTCGAGGACTTGCCTTCAAAGGTTACATCCATAGTCTTTTTATAAAAGATTAGGACAAAACATTAATGAAGGTTTACAGATTGGATTTGTGTTTGTATATAAAAACTACTACTAGAATAAAAAAATATCTGATATTTTGCTGATTTTTGAAAGATATTGTCTATATTTGCAGAAAACTAACAAATAAGCGTGATATAATATGATTATTCAATTCACAGTAGAGAATTTTCTCTCATTCAAAGAACAGACAACGCTATCCCTTGTGGCCTCTGCTTTGAAGGAGAAACAATCGTTGGTTGAAGATGTCGTTTTTGAACTGGGTGGGGCTAATATCTCACTACTTAAAAGTGCTGTTGTATATGGTGCCAATGCTAGCGGTAAGTCCAATCTGGTAAAAGCACTAAACTTCTTTAAATGGTTTGTCATCAATTCCTCTAAGGGGGTACAATCGAGCGAAAAAATTCAGGTGGAGAGTTTCCGCCTACATAAGGATACAGAGTTGGAGCCCAGCTACTTCGAAGCCATCTTTGCTGATAAGGATTCGCAATATAGATATGGCTTTGAGTTAGATGCTACCCGTGTCTATAGAGAGTGGCTGTATCAAAAGAGTAATAAGCGTAAATCTAAAGAGGTTGAGTTGTTCTTCCGAAATGGAGAAGAATATACAATTCACCAGAAATATGCTGTCGGCAAGGAGGTCGTATCAAAAAAAATGGTGCGAGACAATGCCTTGTTGCTTTCTGTGGCAGCACAATTCAATGAGAGTGTTTCTGTCGATATTATGAAGTGGTTGGCAGATACAACCATTGTAACTGGTAGTAGCGATGAAAGCATTTGGGATATGGCAACTGCTCAGATGGATAATCCAAAGATGAGGCAGCGTATTGTGGCATTTGCCCAGTTTGCTGATTTTGGCATTAGTGATATCCGTAAGATAGATAATACAGTTACCAGCTCGCATATACAGTATGATGAAGATGGAAAGGCTGTTAATAGCGTTACTTTCCAATTCCGCAAGAACGAGTCTGAAGGTACTATCAAGTATTTCTCATTAGCATATCCAATCATAGATGCTTTGGACAATGGTAAGAGATTGATTATTGACGAGTTTGATTCGAAAATGCACCCACTGCTAACAAGTAAGATTATATCGCTGTTCAACTCATCCGAGACGAATCCTCGCAAGGCACAGTTAATATTTACTACTCACGATACAAATCTGCTTAATGCTGGATTATTCCGTAGAGACCAGATTTGGTTTACACAGAAAGATAGATATGGAGCAACAGAACTCTATTCGCTTGTGGAGTATAAAGTGCGTAACAGTGCCCCTTATGAGAAGGAATATTTGATGGGCAAGTATGGAGGTATTCCATTGGTAGGCCAGTTTGAGCGATTGTTTGAAACTAATAACGACGGAGAGTATGGCAAGGAGAAATAGACCTAATCCACGTGAGGAGCGCTCACTTCGTCGAATCAGTTCTACTCGTGTGGTAAAACAATCATTTCTGATTATCTGCGAAGGAGAGAATACTGAACCAGACTATTTCAATGCATTCCGCTTGACATCTGCAAATATCAAGGCTATAGGTCAAGGAATAAGCACAATCGGTTTAGTTCAGAAGGCTATTCGCATCAAAGAAGATGAGCGTCACAAAGGTAATAGCTATGACCAATGCTGGGTTGTATTCGACAAAGACGACTTCCCGAATAATGATTTCAACACTGCTATCACCTTAGCTGAGAACAATGGCATTAAGGTAGCATATAGTAATCAAGCGTTTGAATTGTGGTTCCTGTTACATTATAACTTGATTCAGGGAGCAATGCATCGCAATCAATATGCCTCTAAACTAAATGAGCACCTTGATTTTGCATACAGCAAGGAGCGAGGCATTGGTACGCTGATGTACCAAGTTTTACTACCTAAACAGAATGACGCTATTAGAAATGCCCGTACCATATTGCAACAATGGGATGGTGTTTCACCAGCGCTAGCAGAGTCTTCAACAAAAGTACATCTGCTTGTAGAAGAACTCAATAAGTATTTGTAATCTATTAAACAAAAACATCAAACCGACCCTCGTTGTGAAGGTCGGTTTATTGTTTAAGATAGTGGTAGTTTAGATTGTATCACCAGAGCCAATCTGGATGTCGAACGGATTGAGGTCAAACTCGTGGGTGATGTTCGTGTCATCCTGCTGCGACTCCAAGCAGTCCTCCGTAAAGATACAACCCTTGAGAGTTACGGTAGTCGTTGTCCAGTCATCCGATGCCATAGGGTTGGCAAACGAGACGATAAGGTCGAACTCACCAATCTCCAACAACGATCCATAGACCGAACGCAGGAGCTGCTGCGTAGCGTAGTCCATAGTGATGGATGCCGAGTATGTGATGTTTCCGAAGCCTCGGGAGACGGGCTTGCCGCCCATTCCGTAGTTGGACTCCACCTTGCGCTTCTTCGACCACTTGATGGCAGATACGCCTTCGAGTGTCGTAGAACCCTCGTCGATACCGAGTGCGGTAGACGAGAGTGTGATCATAGACCACGAATATGCTACATTATTGATTACTGCCATATCTGTTAACTGTTAGCGGTTAGTGACAATCCCTCCTCGACATAGATCTTGACGGCCACGCCGACAGGGACAATTACATAGGAAATCTTGAGCGTGTCGTTCACCAGCACATTCTGATTCGGGTCGATGGTTACAGCAAAGCCGGAAATCTCCTGCGCTGCCTGCATCTTCGCCAGAATGTCGCTGATAAGCGTCTTGAACGCTGTAATCTTCGATGGTGCCAGGTATCCTGTAGAAGGATTCACCAATAGAGGCGAGTTTACATACGGGAGCAATGCTGCACGCACGGCACGGCGGCTCTTGTTGATAGTACGGTTACGGGCTATCGTGCGATAATCACCGATAGAGCAGGTCTGGTCCTTCGAGATGTAGATACCATTCTCACGTCCGGCATACTTAATCGGGAAGATGTAGCCCTTATCATCGAGCTCATCAAGCAATGAAGGCGATAACGACTCGTAGCGATTAAGACTGAGGAAGTTCTCTTCCGCCTCATCAAGGTTGATATCGCCGAAGCCCAACTCGATCTCCTGGAAGTCATCGGTAAAGAGGTTGAACTGCTTTACCCACGCAATAGACTCGTGTACATTTGCCTTTGCGATAGCACCCATAACAGCACCAAGGAAGCCCACAGGCGTATGGTTCGGGTTAACCATCTGCATTGTCGAAATCTTCTCGTGGCGAGACTGTCCGAAGATGCAGCTGATACGGCTTGACTCGCAGATACACGAAGGGATCTTGTTCAAGTCAATCTGACGGCCATCTGTGGTGTCAGCACCCGTATTGGAAGGGTTAGCTGAGAGTACCAACGACAAAGGCTGGTTCTGCTCTGCAAGACCTACAGCCACATCGTTGAGACCCTTGACAAGGTTAAGGCTGTACTTGTCGGCACCGCCATTTGCCTTCCACAATGGCTGCTCGGTCCAGATACCAATCTGATTGATAAGACCGCCTGCAGCACGCTGCATAATCTCCAACGCATCCCAGTTAGCCGAACAGTCGGCAAACATCACATAGAGTTTACCTGCGCTATTCACGCTACCGGCCATACGGAAGAACTCACGAATGTGGTAGGCAGGAATACCATACATAAAGTTTACATTTGCCTCCTCGTCATCTGTCGCTTCCACACGCTCAATAATACCGAAGTCGTTTACAGCAGACTTGAACGAGGTGATATAGCAGACATCGCCCAGTTTGAGCTTTGTCTCATTTGTCTTACCATAGCCCTCGGTAAAGAGCGTAGGCTGCATAGAGACATCAAACAGCAGACCCGTAATCTTCTCGGTAGAAGAACCGCTGTCATACGGAATGTTGCCGTCTACATCTTTAATGAATACATTACCAAGTGCCATAGTTTATGCTTTTTTGAGTTCGTCGAAATAAGGGTTCTTGTAGAGTACCGCCTTGCCACGAATGGCCGCAGGCGTGTTAGGAGTATATGTTCCACCGTGAGTATCGATGTAGAGCGACTCATAGGCAGGGAACTTTTTCAGGATTGCGAGAATGTGAGGGTCTGCCTCTCTCTTCTCCTCATTGGTTGGTTGTTTATTCTCTGTTTGGGGAGTCTCCTCTGCGGGAGTTTCAGCAGCCACAGTCTGCACCTCTTCGGTGGCCTGTGTTACCTGCTCATCCGTTTTAGGAGCCTCCTCCGTAATTGTTTTCTTAGCCATACTCATTGAAAAATTTGGGGAGCGGGGCCATACCTCGCTCCCCGGGTGAGACATAAAAATCAGATGAAAGGTGTGTTATGCTGTTTTGGTGTAAGCCGTGTGTACGACAATCTCGGCAGGACGAACGATGTTCACATCCATCTTCATTCGCATCTGGAAGAAGAAGAGCTCCGAGTTAGCCTGCAAGCGGTCTACCTTCAATACCTCGGTGTCATTTGCGTAGTCTACGCCCATCCAGAGGTTCGACTCCATACCTGTCGAGAACTCGCCGAGCACGATGGTGTGGTCAGGAATACCCACGATAGGCACGATCTTCTTACCCTTGAAGCGGTAGCGGTTCACCTCGGTGTTCTCCGAGTACTTAACCTGCTTGTCAGAGATATACTGGTCGTATGCGTCCCACGCATCCCAGCCGATGACAAAGACGAGTGACTTCTTCTTACGAATCTGCTTAGGACACTTCTTCCACATAGCGTAGAGAGCGGCCTCGACAGCAGCACCATCGGTGAGCTCGGTGTTACCCGACACGATACACTGACCACCTGCGATGGTTGCAGCATCCGTAGCGTTCACATTGTCGATGATACGCTTCATCACGCCATCGAAGTACTTCTCCTTGTTCGCACCAATCTTGATGCAGCCTGCGGGAGCAGTGATACCGGCAGTAGCCTCGCCACCCTTAGCGGCAGTCCAGATTGCGTTGCCGATGTACTCGTTCTTCTTGTCCATCAACAGACGGAGCATTGTTGCCTGAATCTTAGGATCAAGCTCACGGAAGACGAGGTTGCCCTCGGGCTGTGCGAACTTCCAATACTTCTCGTAGTCGCGTGGATTGAACTCCAGATAGACCATAAAGTCCGAAGGCTCCAAGTGACGCTCGGTGAACTGGTATTCGTTCTCTCCGTTTTCGCCCTTGGCACCGTGAGTGGGGGTAGGTGTAGGCACATTATCCTGAATAATGTCGCCCAACTTGATGGCAGGCAGCGTGTATTTGTGCTGGATGCCACTCTTGATGTGGATAAGACCCTCGCGGAAGGTGTCGTTACCCTGTGCGGTATAGGTCAAGAGGTCCTCCAAGACCTCGCCATTATAACCGTTCTGCAAAAAGTTTACTGTATCAGCCATTTGTTTCGATTGAGTTTACTTGTTTACTGTTGAATCTCAGCCGACTGGCGGATACTGCTTTCCGCGCGAGACACTCCCTGTCTCCGGCAAATCAATTAATGAATGGTGTTGCTTACTTCAGCTTACCGAACTTGAAGTCTGCGCCGACAACCTCGTTAACCTTCTCGGCCATCATCTCCTCTGCGGTCTTGGCAGCGGTGGCGGCAGCCTGAACATTCTCGGGGTCCTTGGCAATCTCCTCGGAGATCTTCTCGCGTGCAGGGATAGATGCGAGCGTGCTCTCTGCAAGCGAGAGGTTAGCCTCTGCCATCTTGACCCACTCGGCCTTTGCCTCTCGGTCAATCTTGCCTGCGTTGATTGCATCCTCGACAAGCTTCTCGATGCGGGCTGCCATCTCCTCCTTCTCCTTCTTTTCGTAGGTCGAGAGTTTCGATGTTGCCTCCGAGAGCTCCTTCTGCAAGTTCTGAATCGTTGCCTCCTTACCTGCAATAATGGTCTGGGCATCGCTGAGCGACTTTTCAGACTCCTTGTACTTGGACTCAATGGTCGCCAACTCCGAGATGCGAGCCATTACATCCTTGACATCACTGTCCTTCATACCGAGTGAGGCTGCTATCGCCCCGAACTCGAATCCTTGTGTTTTGTTTTCGTTAGCCATATCATTTACTGTTTGCTTAAGAGTAGGTATACAATTTTCAAAAAGTTTATTCTCGGCACTAACTCGGCTCATTAGCTCCTGGATTGCCGTGGTATCGGTCATCGAAGCAACCTCACTATGCACCTTTTCGCAAAGTTGTTTTGAGGTATGGATAATGTTCTCAGCGGGTATAATGCCTGCCTTCACAGCCGCCTGAGCATCGAAGTAGGTACCGTCTCTACCTGCTTCGCCATCCATAATCGCTCGTACATGCTCGGCTTTAAGCCCGAAACGTTTGCGGTAGATGGTCTCAATCTGCTTGGTGAATGCCTTGACCATTGCCTTGGTATCTACATCCATATCCTCATCCGAAGGCATCATCGGGTTATGGATCATCAGGATTGCATAGTCGCGCATAAGTGAGCGTTTACCCGCTGCCCAAATAATCGAAGCCATAGATGCAGCCACACCCTCGATGACGCACTCGGTATCGACCTTTGAGTTAGCAATGGTCGAGTATGTAGACATACCGTAGAGCACGCTGCCACCTTCAGAATTAATAAGTACGCGTATGCACGAGGGACGAATGACATTCTCAAGGAAGTCAAACTCATCGTTGAAACGCGATGTATTCTCCTCAGTAACGCTACCGAAGAATCGAATTGTAGCGGGGGCATCTGCCTTAGCCTCGCCAACTACATATTGAAGTGTATTGATATCCATTGGACTCTCTTTTGGATAAGAGTAGAGAGTTCCGAAAGAAAAGGTTTATAAACTATGACTTTGTTTCAAATAATTGTTTACCTTTGTATAAGAATGATTATTAAATATGGAGAAACTGCATATATTAACCCCAGAAAGAGAAGAAAAGCTATGGTCAGAAGCAATATTTGTTTTTGACACATCATCTATTTGCGCCCTTTATAATTTAAAACCCGATTCTCAGAAAATAGTTGTTGATATTTTAGAAAGATTTAAAGATAGAATCTGGATTCCGGCTCAAGTGAGATATGAGTATGTGAAAAATAGAGAAAAGGTTATTAATAATCCAATCACAGAATGTTATCAGCGCCCACAAATTGTTAGTTCTGGTACACAATGGGTAAAAGATTTTTCTTCTTTTCTTGAGAATAACAAGAATCAAGATTTTCATCCATATATAAAGGATGCAACACATAAAGACTTAACGCAGAAGAGAGATGAATTAGAACGATTAATTAAAGAAATAATAAAATCGATAAAGACAGAACAAGAAGAACGCAGAAATGAAATCCAAGCAATAAAAGATCATGACTGCATCAGAGATGCTGTTATGGCTTTTAATGCAGGATCTCCTTTTAGTTTTAATGATATTTTAGGTATTGTAAGAGAGGGAGAGTTTCGTTACCGTAATACGATTCCCCCAGGATACATGGATAAAGATAATAAACGAGGAACTCAAATTTACGGAGATCTTATTATTTGGAAAGAAATCTTGCGATATGTCGAACTGGAAAAGAAATCAATTATTTTTATTTGTGATGATCTTAAGGAAGACTGGTGGCTCATAAGCAAAAATAAAACTGTTGAAAAGCCTCGATTTGAGCTAATCAAAGAGTTACACGATATTGCAAGTACAGATTTTTGGATGTATACGGTTAAGCAGTTTGTCGAAAAATTAGAGCAATTAAACAGAGACCCATCAATTTTACCGTTATATGAAGGTTTAGAAGGAATTAAGTATGTTCTTGAAATTAAGGAACGACGTGCCAGAGCAAGAGCAGTTCATGGAGATTATATAATAATTCGTTGTAACCAATGTGGACATGAACATATAGTTGAGTATGATGATTTATATTTCGATTGGGAGGCTATTGGTGGATCAGAGCGCTCAATGGGAGAAGAGACAGAATATCAATCAACAGAATATGTAGATTGTCCTCATTGTGGTAGCCAAATAGATATCGAGTTTCATTTATGGGAATATCCAGTTGGCGTCGTAAATACCACAAACATTGAAATAGCAAATGGAGAGATAGTCGGAGAAGTATGTGACTTTTCTGATCGCATATCATTAATGGAAGAATCTACGGAATGTCATAGGTGCGGTAAAATAGGTCACATAAACGAAATGGGGCTATGTGGTGATTGTGAAGCAGAATTTAATGATTTTATGGAAAGGGAATAATTGACACATACTCTCAACGCATGTTAAGACTCGGATTCTTCCGAGTCTTTTTCATTTTCCACCTCCACTGATGGCTCAAAACCCGTTGCCTCCCCGTATGTCGGAGAATTATGCTGTCCGTGGTTTTCGGTGTCGTATTGCGGAGCATCACTATGCTGCGTAAATGGCGGCATAACAAGATAGCGTTTTACCCAGTCACGATACTTCCAAGCCGAGTACTCACGGAACCACACCTCATAGTCTATCCAATATGCCTGAAGCATATTGGTGGTAAGAGGCATATCGAAGTATGTGAGATTACAACGCTCATTGAGTGCCGGTTCTCGGTTCTTGGCATCTTGAATTGCTACATTGAGTCGCTGGAAGACAATGAAGGGGTCACACTCTCGCTCCGCGTCTGAGTTGTTGAGCGTATTGAGGATAAAGCGCACACGCATTGTCGCTCGTCCTTCGCCTATACGCTGCTGGGCTACGAGATAGCGTACATTGACAAAGTGTATAAAGACCGCAGGGAAGGCAATCTCATACTCCAAATTCTCGCTACGGATAAGACGAGTGAATTGACCGTTGTCAATAGCAATGGTCTTAAAGAGAGGGGGCGATGCCGAGTTATCGGGGTCTTCACGCACAGTGAGGATGGCACGACGCACAGCATCGTACATATTCACAAAAGGGTTTTCGGATACCTTCTCGGGAATACTATCTACGGGAGGTGTTGGCTCCTCTGTCTGCGGTTTATTATGCTTATCTTTTATCATTTCGGGAATCCTTCAAAAATCATATCTACAAGACCGTTGATGTGGTCTTCAATGTTGGGCGAGAAACCTATAAACTGACGATGCACAGGGCGGCGTGTTGAGTATTGGTTCACGGTGTATAGTCCGAACTTCGGGTCGGTGTTATGCACCGCAGCGTAGTTCTTGTACTTGCCTCGCTTCTTACCTCGCTTGCCCCGAATGTAGGAACTTACCTCCGTAGTCCAAATGTCGTAGTGAGTGGTACGGCGAAAGCCTCCCTTGCCGTGAAGTTTACCAAACTCTAATGAACGACCACGCTCTCCCTTGATGCTTCTTGACAGCGTACCGGTATCAACCATCGTGGGGTGAGTAAACTTCTTTCCCCACTTTGATGTGCGGGCAGGCCATTTACTGCCGTTGAAACCACCACGCTCAAAAGAGGATTGAAACTGCTGTTTAGCATATTCACCCGCCGCCGTTACAAAGTCCTGGGCATTGTAGAAGAGCTTGCTTCCTAACATTCGATAGTTACCGTTTCGCCACTGTGCACAGAACTGGTCAATCGTTATCTTGCTCATAGAACTTCGATTTTAGGCGTTTGACAATCTTATGTACAAACTCAGGCCGTGGCTTGTCAAAGTAGCGATGTGCATCGGTAAAGATTCTGCCACCCGTTGCAAGGCTCTCGCGGAATACAGGATCAACCATCGAGCGACACTTGTCTATGCTCAAAGATGCTCTTACTCCAGCAAAGCCATTTGCAATAAGATAGCATCTGCATCCCCATTCGATGGGCGGTATCAACTCTGCTGGGAACTCCGACTTGCGGTACGATACACCTTCGAGGGATAGATGCCATGGGCGCACGCGCTCGTCCCCCTGCGTCATATATGTAATAACAGATTCGGCATTTACAGTCATCCACCACGCAGCCATCTTCGCAGCAAAGAGCACTTGCTCATTCTCCGCCTCTGCATAAGTGAGGTTATATTGCTCACAGATTGTTTCGTAGTCGAGCAAGCACTCCTCATCAACCTCTTCGGGTAGTTCGCTTATCATCGTCACCTCCTCGGCGGCAGCAAAGTCAATGAGGTTGTCAATGGTAGACACGAGTATTTCGTGTTGCTGCCTCTCACGCTCTGTTGTAAAGTTGTTGTGATTACGCAGTATGCTCAATGTTTCATCAAAGTCCAACGCTAGACCTCTCAAAGCTCGGTCAATCAGGAATGAGCATCGATGAGTTATGATATCCTCGATGATGTCCTCACGCTCAGCGCTGTTCTCCCAGTGATGGATAAGCCTGCGGAAAGCATCTCGAATAACCTCATACTCCCGTTGCGTTTCACTCTCTTGCCCTTTTGCCTCTACATCAGGGAGCGGAAGTTGGGCTACGACTTCGCTCCCAGAAGAAAATTTGCTACTTGTGAGCCTCGCTGTCTGCCGTAGCGGCGGTAATACTCCTCATCAGTCATCACACCTCGGTCATTATGGTTACTGCCTGGCATCGTGCTTCCCACAGCACCTATCTGCACATTGAGTTGCTTACCTACACTGATGCCGAACTCCTTCTCAATCTCATCGGCAGATACTTCATACTTATCCGTGATGAGCGCGTAAAGTTTGATTCGGTCTTCGTTGTTCATATCTATGCGGTTCGAGTATTTGAACTCCAAACCCGCAGGGATATAACCCATAGCAACAAGGCGAGGCACAATCTCCTCGTTCATTATGTTCTCAATATATCGACGATAGACCTCGATACGCTCACGGAAGATATCCTGATGAGCCTTCGTAGAGCCCACATAGGATTGCATACCACCAGCCATAGACTCTGAACCGAGCACAAGGTTTGCCACCTCGCTGTTTACAAACTCGATAAGTCCCGTGTATATCTTCTCCGAGTTAGACATCGTGAAGGTCTTGATATCGACCTCATCCTCGATTCCCGTTACCACAACCTTGTTTTGGGCAGCATTGGCAATCTCATTTGCCAATCGCTTGCGGTCTGCATTGCTCTCCGATACAGTCTTACCGTGAATGATGGGCTGTCCGTATGTATGAGAGAAGTTCACATAGTTGGCTACGGTAAACTTCTTGGCAAGGATAAGTGGCGTTGTTGCTGAGAAGAGTCCGAGATCACCTGACGATATAAGCACATAGTTGCGCTGGTAGGCAGGATTACGCAAATCCCAATGTGGCTCCCATATGCCTTGACGCTTGAGTACTGCCTTCTGGTCAGGGAGCACATTACGACGCTCGATGCTGTTTACCTCTGCAAGTTTCCCGGTCTTCGGGTCGATGGTAGGCATAATCTCCAACAATGTGTAGCCATATAGTTTCGACTCCACAATGCCCTTGATAATCTTGTCGAACTGTGAGCCCTGAATCTTCTGGGTGTTCTTAACATCCTTGATATACTTTCCCTTCTCATTGATACGAGCAAGCATATACCGATCACCGAGAATCTGGCTCTCCAAAGTCTCGATTACGGAGCGGATATGAGCGTCCTGCTGGAGGCAGGCATCATAGAGGTCGATAAGTTTGGAGCGGTCATCGAGAATGTAGCCCGATTCGATATCTCCACGAACTGAACGATAGCGGTTGTTGCGCTCAATTTCTCGCACATATTCCTGTATGGTTTTCTTCGATGTTCGGAAGATGCTCGATAGCAATTCTCCGTTAAAAGTGCTGTCCGAAGTTGTCATTTTCACTCTTTTTTGAAAGAGTAGAGAAAATTTTTTGAGAAAGTTTTAGGTGTTAAATTGTGAATACCGATTTTGACTATATCGGCCTAATTTACAACCAACCACAAAGATTTATTGTGAATAAGGAAAACTCTCGCAACATCTTGATAATCAACGAAAAAGAAGGTTTTTAATGAACGGAAAATGCCTGATTATTATTAACTTTACACCCGCAATTGCAAAAAATTACACGATTAGGCAACAAATTTTAATATCAAATGAAGAGATAAAATGAAGATTGAAAAGGTTCCTTGTAGAATAATTCGTTACAGGGAATTCCCCGAACTTCTCTTCGGAGAATCACCGAATAACGGCCCCACATATTTCGATGCTACACACTTTATCCGTAGTCGAGGAGACGAGCGGCGTCATAGTGTACAAGAGTTTCGGGTAGCATTCCATCATTGGATTACGGCTCTGTCAAATATATACAGCATCGATAAGGAGGAAATAGTTATTCGTGATGAGACTTCGGGACATATATTAATTGATGAAAGCTTGGCCCTTCTGTTTGTCGTCTATGTTGAACCTGACTTTGCTGCGTTCCTTTTGGAGCGTATGTCAGAATTGCTTATAGACGGGTTCTCGGTTTCAGATTCTTGGCTAATTATGGCTGCCGGAAGTAGATTTACTATTGAGGAATTAACAAAAAGTGTAAAATCCTATGAGACGTAGCAAGTTTAGACGACCTAAGGTTGTGCTGATCTTCAATGGTGCACAAAACCTGATTGCCGTCACACGCTCGCTAAATAGTGCTGCTGAACTGACCAAAGGAAATTTGCAGTCCATATATGCCTGTTGTACTGGCAAGCACAAAACCAGCGGAGGACTCTACTTTAGACAACTTCACGATACGGTGGAGATAGAGATTGCCGACCTGGGGACATTGCTTCTTGCAGACTATGACGAGTTGTGTGGTGAAGAAAGGGTTTACTACACCGTGCGGGAGATGGCAAAAAAGCGAGTACGCAAAGAGATTAAAGAAAAGAAAGAGAAAAACAAAAAGAAGTAGTTATGAGAGAAAACAGAACAGTCCCGTTCAGAGACACAAGCATTAAGGTGTCCAGGAACTATTATGGCCACCAGTACATCTGCATGTCGGATGTGTGCGAGATTACCAAGCAACGTGAAATTTTGAAGGATGGGGCAATCCTCAATCTCTGTCCTTCTGCAATGAAGATGACCTTCCGCCGTAATGGAAGAGAGTATTGGGCTATCCGTCCTAGTGATATGCATACCATTATTCAGTTAGTGCGTAGGGAGAGTATTTTACCCCGAGACTTAATAGATGAGCTGGAAGAGTTTGGTAATAAGATTTTTGAGATAGAGGCCGCAGAGACTCAGGCTCAGCATCATGTAGATACAACAGTTAAGTTCAACGAAGATATGCCCGTTACATTTAGGCGTATCGGCGACAAGTTGATGGTAAATGCCACACAGATTACTCAGCCGTATGGACATTTCCCAAGCGACTGGTTGCGTGTTGCTGCTACGGACAATCTTCGCCGCAGACTGGCGCAGAACAACATCACCGACAGATATGAGTTTCAGATATTGACCTCGCGTGGTCGAGGCATTGGTGCAACATGGATTGAAGCGCCCTTGCTTACAGCTTTGGCTCGCTGGGTAGATCCTGACCCCGATTCCGCTCTGGTGAAGTGGTGCGATGAGCAGCTTGTCATCTTCGAGGATAAGTATAAGCAACGACTGCAGAAGCGAAGACAACCTAAGACCATTAACATTCCTTGCCTGAGCAAGCCAATGCCCGAAGATATCAACACGGCAAACAAGATGATTGATGAGTTGAGAGGAATAGTCCGCGAGTATGCTCCAAAGGTTGCATTCTACGATGACTTCATTGAGAATCGAGATTGGTTTAAGAGCACCCATATTGCCGAGGAGCTCAACATATCCTCTCGCCATATGCACAAGTTCCTGATGGAGGAAGGTATATGTAAGTATCAGAAGAAACAATGGGTGGTGCTGCCGGCATACCGCTCATGGCAGTGCGATGTGCCATACACATGGGAGAATGCACAAGGTAAGATGTTTACCTTTGGCAGCGTAAAGCGTTGGACGCACATCGGTCGAGAGTCTATCATTGAGTTGTGGAACAAGAAACACCCTGAATTTGCTTAATGGAGACATCATTACAGCGCATAATGCGCAAGACGGGTCGCAGACCCATAGAGTGCAAATGCCAGAAGTGCAAGCAACAGTGTAAGACACCTTGCTTAGGTACTCCCGAAGATATACTACGACTTATCAAAGCCGGGTATAAAGATAGGCTGGCTCCAACACATTGGTGTGTGGGTATGGCTCTCGGAAAGATTGGTTATCCAGTACTGATGATACAAGCAAAGCAGGAAGATAACGGCTATTGCACCTTCTTTCACGATGGGTTGTGTGAACTCCACGAGTTGGGGCTCAAACCTACAGAGGGGCGATTGTCACATCACTCTATAACCAAGGAGAACTTCAAGTTTGGTAAGTCGCTGTCCTGGAATGTTGCCAAGGAGTGGATGGATGAACGAAACGAGTCATACATCAAAGAGATTACCGAACTGATGTTATCCTAAGTAATCGAAGTCTGAACCGCGAACATTTAGTATTAACCCGTTAATTCCTCAAAAATCGCGGTTCGGATTCGATTAATTTATCCTATTTGTAAACCTTTAATATTAGTTGCCCCTATACTTTAAGTGACATATACATTTATTCACTAATAAAAACAAGAAGTACTATGCAACTTAAATCCAAAATGACTTTTGATGAGATGGCTCGTCACTTGGTCGCAACAACTGGCAAAATCGCTAACCGTGTATCGGTAGGTAAGCACGCAAAGGCGTTAGGTTACAAGGTTTACAAACCTATGATCAATGGTAAAATTATTCACTTCTACCTCAAAGAGGAGAAGCAAGATTTACAAACACAGAATTAAAATGAAAGTGAAGAAAGCACCTGGTTTTTACAAGTTTTACAAAGGGCTGATGATGGCATTTGACTTGCCAGAGTCAGCCTTTATGGTCTATATGGCAGATCTCAACGCACAGAGAAGTCTGGGATATAAGACTATCCGCCCAACTAAGGAACATCTAGGATGCTTAGGTATGCGAAGACATACATTTGAGAAATGCGTGGAAAAAGCAGAATGGATGGGACTATTGAAGCGTGTTCCAATTGACGGGATGTACGACTATATTTGGGATATACAGGCCTATGATAGGTTAATTAATATCGTTACTAATCGGTGGAGTTATGTGCAGTTGCGTAAGTTTACTGATTGGGCATTTACAAAAACACAACGTAGCGTGATGTCAATAACCGAGGAGGATGTAGCTAAGTTCTTTAATGATTAAGCTGGCATTAACTATGTAATTTTCAAGTGGTGGGAGCATACACTCCCGCCATTTTTTGTGCCTCAAATTGCGTGGTTTGCTAAGTTATACAATAGATATGCTGTTTTTAACAAGTTGCATGCTGAAGGGTTTGCTGAAAACTGCAATGAGTATAATAATATAGTATAAGAAGGCATATATAGGTTTATATATGCCTCAAGACATAACACAATAACTTTTTCCTGGGAGGAAAAAGTAACAAAAAGGACCTTGATTTAATATAACAGACGGACTGCGCCGTCTGCCGATGAACTGGGGAATTTATAGTTATGCGGGGATATAGAATATCCCCTAAGCCTCAGCATTCATATAATAATAGTGAAACTATTAAATAATAACTTTCTACATATACCACCAACACACAAGACAACCTTCCATCACCCACGCCGCCCCTCGCGCCTGACCGTATTGCACTGCGTTCATCACATCTGCCTCGCACGCATGCGGACATATTATTTATATCAGTTGCTAGACAAAGTGCACAAATAATCATTCTTCACATCCGCCTGTTTCAGTTGTGAAATCAGCATCTCAGAGGCTGCTTTTCGACTAAAATATATAAAGGATTACAAAGTGAACAAAAAAATCAAAGAGTGAAAAGTCTATATACATTAGTTTAGATTAGTCTGCTGGTAATCAGAATTATATAACAAAATTCACTATTCACAATCATATACTCGAACACCCCAGAAAATAGCATCCTAATTATTTGTTCACTTTCTCAAAAATGGGACTTGGAAAAATGGCCCGAGGGCAGATACCGAATCCGCACCGGGGTGTACACCCTCCCAATTCTTTTTATAATTTTTACACCGTTGAATATCAATGTTTTAGAATGTTTACTTTGTCCAAAAGTGAACAAAAAAGCCTATCAAAGTAACAAATTGAAACAAAAATTTATTTTTTCGTTGATTTTCACCTATATATAAAAGAATTGACTTTGTAACTGCTTGATAATCAGTGTAAAATACTTTGTTTCAGTTGTTTATATATGTTGAAACGGGCAAAAATTGATTTTTGCAAAAATGAAATTTTTTTCAACTTTTTACAAGCGATTGATTTTCAAAGGTTTAAGACAAGCCCTCGCGCGTGGGCGTTCCATACTCAAGCAAAAATTAAAATCGCTATCCATCACAAAAAAATTTTTCTCAAAAGTTTTGGAGTTTGGAAAATCGGTGTTACTATAGTGCTGTACTCAAACGCCAACAACAACGGCAAAGAGTAAACGAAAAAATAAATGAAAAAATAAACACTTAAAAAACAAATTTACAAAACAGACAAACCAAACCGCACAAGCGAGAAAACAAGAGCCTTTTTAGAGGGAAACCAATTTTTGTGGCTCGGAAAAACAAAAATTGTCCGTGCGTTTCGGAACGCTTAAATAGGGTGTTAAATAACCACACCGAGCGGAACTACAGACCAATGTAGCAAGTTGGAGCGGTCTATTTGTGCAAATAGTCCGTACACGCAAAGCACGCAAATTTGGGAGTGCGAGAGCCGTGTAGAAAAGAGAGGTAACAAAATAATGCCATAATTGCGCCCTTGTGCGCTCGGAGATAAAAGTTACTATGCAGGAAAAACACCCTGCACGGAGCCTGAGAAAAGGGTATTGCCAATGTTATGCCCATAATCACCAACCGCCAACCGCTCGAATGTGTGCTGCCGTATTGCAAAAGATACGGGGTGTGCCAAAGAAACACTCTGCCGAAATTGGAGTAAGCAGAGATTGTGCGATGACACGCAGAGCAGACCGGTGCTGATGCACTTATGCCACCACTATGCTCTGATGGATAGCCAATTATAGGGTACACTTATAGGTGCGACAAAGTTACGAAAAATGTGCCGTGCAGGGTGAAATGCACGGCATATTTTTGGGTGCGTGGCGTATGGTTGCCACACTTTGCACTATAGCGTGTAAGGTTCTCGGTTCGACTCCGAGAGTGCCCGCAATGCGTAATTTTGCGCAGAGTTTGTAAAATTTTATCATTATGGCAACTTCAAAATTGAACAAAGAGCAATTTGCAAATCTTGGTGCATTTGCAGGTGTAATGTTGGTTTACAACTCAACCAACAAGGACGGAGAATTGGTGCAGACAGCACAACATTTCTGGGGCAAGGACTTCGAGCCTGCAGATAACTCGGACAACGAGATTTTCCGTGTAGTTAAAAACCTCGTAGCCACTATTTGGCACACGGTTGCAGAGGAGAAAAAGTTGCGTGAGGATGCTGACGGTATCCGCTCGAAATTCCGTGCCACCACTCCTGCAGAAATCATCATCTGCGACAATCGTAACAATCGCATCAAAAAGTACGACCTCACGGATAGTGTGTGGGCTCGCATTGGACTTGTGCCAACCAAGAAAGACCTTGAGAAGTCGAGCAGAGATTTTGCCAAGACTATCCACGCAGCAGCCAAGGCAATCCGTGATGCAATGAACTTTGCACCTAACCTTGCAAAGGTTGAGGCAGAGCCTGCAGAAGCCCCTGCCAAGCGTGGGCGAAAACCTGCCACCAAGCCCGCTGAAGAGGTTGTAGTCGTAGACCTCGAAAATGCGGCTTAATCCGTGGAGTAACTATCCGACAATCTGCCTGAAATAGGTCTGCAATAGTTAGATTTTCGTAATTGCGTGAAGAGCGTGTTATCGTCTGTATGCCGATAATGCGCTCTTTTTGTTTCGGGCATAAGGTATCGTAACCGTGAGTAGCGAGAAGAACTTTGCCGGCGGTATGCCCGCAGTAGAGCGACAGCATACCGTAGACGATGTGAAGACGGCATTGGAAGCATCTGCCACCGCCATACACGAAGCAATCCATATTGCCCGTGAGGTGTGGGAGAAAGATGCCGATGCCCTGCATTTTGAGATTGACGACCTTGTGCAGATAGAAACTGCACTGCAAGAGATCTGCAACCTTGCCGCAGGTATAGACTGCGATGACGAGGAGTGAATACTGCCGAGAGTGCGCATATAGCGAGGAGAACTATGCCCGAACTGTATGCGCACGCTTTTTTAGACACTAATACACACTACGCCGAGATTGCAACTCGGAGTGTCTGCAAGTAACTAAATCGAAGCAAAATGATAGAAGTATTCAACGCAAAACGCACCCGCAGTTTCGGGTGCTTTGCCAGTTTTAAGAGTGCCGAAGATACGCTTAACCGCCTTGCTCACGATGGCATCTTGGGCGATGTTCCCAGCGTATCGGTATCGGCTTACCGCAACAATGAGTTGCAGAGAGAGTATCAAGCCGTCTTTGTCGGAGGTAAGTGGCGTATGCCCAAGGAGCGTAAAAAGCGAGCAATCGTAGTGCCACTCCCAGCCAAGAAACGACGCAGGAGAAAACTCTGCAAGGAGTATCTGACCGCCGAACTGATGTTTCGTGAGGCGTTCCCTGACCACCTAAACAAAACCTATCCGCTCTCTGCCGACACCCTCAAACTGTGTAGTCGTAGGTGCAAGGTCTATGCGTAAAAAATCAACCGAAGTAAAACCGCTATGGGGCTATTGGCTCTATACTTTAACAAAACAGTGAACTATGCCTAATTGGTGCTTTACCTCCTATGTCGTAACGGGAGAAGAGAAAGAAGTGTGCGACCTCTACGAGAAGATGCTATCCCTCGAAGAGCGTGAGGAGTCGCTTGTCGAAAATGGCTTTGGCAAGAGTTGGCTCGGTAATCTTGTAACCCTCTTGGGTGGAGATTGGAACACGATTTATTGTCGTGGAGATTGGTCTGACCTTACAAAAGATGAAGACAATGGAGCATTGCGCTTTGACACCGAAACTGCGTGGAATGACCCTGACGAGGTTGTTACCTTCTTGCAAGAGAAGTATCCGAGCCTTGAGTTCTACTTCATTACCGAGGAGCCGGGAATGGGATATTATGCCACCAATGACACTGCCGGAGAATACTTTCCTCAGCGATACACCATCACTCCCTACGATTGCGGCGAGGAGTATCAGTACGAAGAGGGCGAAGAGCAGGAGTTCTTCAATGAGATTGAAAACATCACGGGCTACAAGGTAACCAACTTTGAAGAGGTTGAGAAGGCTGTGTGCGACTACAACGAGAAACACGAAGACGAAGAGATTTATGTAAAGATATTCAGAACTAAACCGAATAGATATGGGCAACAAAATCAATGAAGTAACAGGTGTAATCATCAGCCGCTCATTGCTTGAGGAGTACGGCTATGACGGCGATATGCCCTCAGACGAGGAGATGCAGACCATTGCCGATGAACTGCTGGAGTATTGGGGCGAGAGCGATGGCTTCCGTGATGCCCTGCGTAGCACAATGTCGAACCTTTATGGCATAGAGGAGGATTAGCGTATGGCACTAACGACACATCAGCGAGGCATAATACTGAGAGGTATCTGTGGCAGTGCCTCACTCAAAGACAAGCAGCCACAAATCAGTGATAGCAATACGGTCATAACCTGTGCCCAGCGTCTTGAAATCTGGGATATATGCAGTATCAGTTGCGATGCCGAAGCCTTTGGTCTTAAAGTAGAGTTCGGCTACGATGGAGCAACCCGCATCACATTTACCGAAAAAGAGTAATGCTATGGAGTACTACTATTTCGACTACCTCTACAAGGAGATTGGGCTTAAAGCCGAGGACATCGATGCCGTGCCTGCAATGGGTAGTGCTGATGATGTGTGCGATGAGATTGCAAGCAAGGATTACATCGTAGAGCAGTTTGCCGATGTGTCGTTCGAGAACCTCAGATATGCAGTCTGCTGTCTGTGCGACAGCCCAACTATTGAGAGTCGCCACGATGCACTGATGTATTTAGTGTGGATAGCAGCTCTCGACATCAAGGAACAAAGAGTATTAACATAAAAATCAGAGAAATGGAAACGATTACCTTAACCAAAGTTAATGCCCATCGTGTGCTCACGATTAGGCGTAAAGATGCCGCAGAGAGTGAGCCTGTGGCATTTCATTTTAGAGGCAAGAAGTATGGCTATTGCAGCTATGCTCACCTTATCGGAGATATTGCCGAGGAGAAGATCCTCGCACCTGCTGCCTTTGCCGATTGGGAGGTTGTGGAGTTTGCACACCCCGGATACCTTGAGGCATACTTCGAGCAGGCGTGTCGCTCTTACAACCTTACATCGTTCTCTCCCGAAGAGCGAGGCGAGTCAGATATTGCCTCCTATGAGAAAGAGTTGCACGAGGACTTATCTGCTATGCCAGAGGACCAGCGTGAGCGATACAAGGAGAACTATATCCGCTACTTCGTGGCGATGATTTCTGCCAATAGCCGCTGTGCGAGTGCAATGATTACGGGACCTGCACGCTTCAATACCCAGCGCAACGACAAAGCCCTCAGCAGTTACGAGAAGAGTGTAACGGCATTTCGGGAGTGGCGTAAGCGTGCGTTAGATGCCATCAGCAAGGCTCAAGAGCGCAAGAAGACTCCCGAAGAGTTTGCCGAGGAGGCGTGGCTGAAGGTCAAGGCAGATATTGAGAGTACTGCCGAAACCATTCGAGGCATCGACAATGGCACATTGCCCTGTATGCGTTCACTCATTGTCGGCAACCTCTATGGGCGACTTGCCACACACTGCAACAACGGCAGTGTAGAGATTATCGACCGTGCTGTTGCCCTCATCAAGGAACTCAACGCCACGATGAAGAAGCCTATCGTTACTGTTCGCCACGGCATATTCAAACTGCCAGAGTTAGTGCGTAAGGTGCGTGAGAAGTTGGAACAGCAGGCAGACAGAGAGAATAAGGAGATTGCCTTTGAGGGTGGAACTATCGTCTATAACTATGATGAAGATCGCCTGCAAATCCTCTTCGATGCTGTTCCTGACAGTGATATGCGCACCAAGCTCAAAGGTAATGCCTTCAAGTGGTCACCTCGTAATCAGGCGTGGCAGCGACAACTCACGCAGAACGCTGTGATTGCTGCCCGCAGAGTGCTCAACATAACATTGTAGGCTATGCTTCTGGTTATCGACTCACGCTACTTTGATAGCGTCATCGTCACCTCTATGCGTGATGATGTGCATAGCGACTATGGTGGTGAGACTTTGGAGCAGTTGCGTGATAGGTATGACAATCCATTTCTTATCACTGTAACCCCTGACCGCATAGCCCTGTTGCTCAAACGCTACGACAAGGCTCTCTGCCAGCCCTTCGAGGAGATTTCCGAGGAGCGTTACTATGACCTCTTGGGCTGTGTCCCTCCCAAGCGTCAGCGTCGCAACCGCTTCTTTGTGGGTGAGGCGTACTCAGGCACGATGTACGACCTCTGCTTCCGTATGGGCGACAGATACTTCAAGGCTCTGCGCGACATACAACTCAGTGATGAGGATATAGATGCCGAGATAAACCACTTTGCCAAGAAACTGAAGCGACACCCGAAGATTATCAAGGGCGAGCCTATCCGCAACCATAACGGGTGGCACAATAGGATTGTGTTGCACACGCCATACTACTTTCAGTTGGGTAAGCGAAAACTCTTTCTTTGCAGTCTCACCTCGGATAGCGGTAATAAGTATGACGACAGACGCTACCGCCGAGAGATGGCAGAGCGTCTTCTCAATCTGCGCCGGAACCACTACGACTACTGTACTTTCCACTCACGCTATCCCGACATCTTTGAGTTCCTCAAGTGGCTGCGTGAGAACCACTATACCCTTGAAGTGCAAGGCTCACTCTTCAGCATAGACCCTGAGAGAAATTATGTGGACTTTCACGGTAATGTGTGCGAGTACTCTGCCGCCTTTCACTACCGCATCTATTCCAGAGAGTTGTTCGAGAATATCATCAACCAGCTGCGGCGTGTCAAGCGACATACGGCGTGGCTGCCTAAACCCCGAAAGTGATGTACCAGATAGATAAACTACGCATCATCGAGAGTGATGCCGTGCCCAAAGAGGGTGCAAAGATTGAGGTGCTGAGTACCTCGATAAAGATTACTCACACCTGCGGCTGTGTGCTTGTTGAGCACTTTGCAGCGGGCAAACCTGATATGCGCCGTGAGGGGAACCCCGAAAAATATGACCGACTCCTTGCCGAGCGTAAGTACTTCATTGAACTGTGTAACGAACATAAAAATCGTAAATAAAAATGGCTGAGATAATCAAAACAGACGGAACACGCACCGCCACAACCCCTGCCAATGGAGAGTATTTCACTCTTGAGGAGATGCAGAGGGCAGTTGGCGGAATGGTCGAGATTATTGAACTCGACGACAAGCAATCTATGATCCTTAACGAGGAGGGCAAGTTGCTCGACCTGCCTTACAACGAGGAGGCAGACGAGATATTCCACCAGCACTATACCACGCTGGACTACATTGTGGGAGATGTACTTCTATGTGAAAACGAACTAATACGATAACAATGGATAGAGAAAAGATACAGCAAATCAAAGGTATGCTCACAGAGTTTGAGCAGTTCAAGGAGAGTAGCAACGAGATAACAATCGTGTCTAAAGACAATATACTCCGAGTTGATGGAGAAGTTATGGCGGCGATGATGAGTGCCGCCATTATTGTTTTAGAAAATCAGCTGGACATTGCCAAGTTCGGTAAACCGTCTGACAATCTTGAAGATAGCCGAGAGTTCAAAGCAGCACGGGCGTTGGAAGATGCAATTAATTCATTTTCCTTCAACCCTGACCGCTTTGCCGAGGCTATTCCTTATATGCATAGGACATTGCAGCAGAACTTCTTCCGATTGGTCAGAAGTTGTGTTTGCAAGATGGCAAATGCTGAGTCGTGGCGCATAGACCCACGCAACGAGGCATCGCACAAGATGTGTAAAGCCATCGCAGAGCCTATGAGTGAATACGCATTACCATACATTTAATAATTATGGCTGACAAAATTTTAGAGATGTTCTTCGACCTCGACCGATGGACGAAGGCCATTGCGAAAGGTGTAGGCAAGGATATCCGCAAAGACCAGCTGATACACCTTGCAAGTGAGCATACCCGCCTTGCCATTGCGAGTGCAATGAAGCACGGTGAGTATGAGATTTCCCCGCCACACACGGCACAAATCCCCAAGGACAACGGTGAGTTCCGCACCGTCTATGTGAACGAGCCTATCGACCGCATCATCCTCAGTATCGCTAACGACCTGCTGTTTGACCTTATGCCCGAGATGGTGCACCCAGCGTGCAAATCCTATCAGACGGGCATCGGCTGTGGCAAGGTTGTGAAGGAGGTGAGCAGTCGTATCGCCAACAATTCAACAACTAACACACTCGGCTGGAAGGCAGACCTCAGCAAGTACTTCGACAGCGTGCCTCTGATGTTTATCGATGAGGCGTTCGACAAGGTTGAGGCAAAGCACGGACACTCCGTAGTCATCGATGTACTCCGCAAGTACTACCACAACGACCTCTACTTCGATGAGAATAACAAACTACAGCGCAAGTTCCAATCACTCAAGCAGGGCTGTGCCGTGGCGAGCTGGCTTGCCGATGTGTTGCTCTACGACCTCGATGCGGAGCTTACCGCTCTGGGTGAGTTCTACACTCGCTACTCGGATGATATGCTCTACATCGGAGAGAAGTATGAGCAGGCAATGACCATCTTGGAGAGCCGCCTCGCCGAGAAGTCTATGCACCTCAATCCAAAGAAAGTTGAGTATCTGACATCAGACAGGTGGTTCAAATTCCTTGGCTACAGCATCAAGGGCTCGGACATCTCTCTATCGCAGAGTCGTATCAAGACCTTCCAAAGAGAGATTGAGCGCCGCACAATCCGCAACCCCCGAACATCACTACACAAGGCTATCAACTCGGTTAATCGCTACCTATACAAGGGTGATGGCGAGCATAGCTGGGCTACACAGATATTACCCGTGTGCAATGTTCGCAGTGATATCGACGAACTCAACAAGTTTGTTATGGACTGCCTGCGTGCCGTGAAGACGGGTAAGCGCAAGGTTGGCGGTCTTGGATATGTCCGCAACAAGAGTGATGGCTGCATCGTGCGTGGTCGAGGGCGAAATGTCAAGGCTAACCGAGAGAAGATGTCCGGAGAGATTGATGGCTATATGACCATTGGTTGTATGCAGAAAGCACTGCTCACCAGCCGTGCGGTATATAACACTCTGGTAGCATCACTATAACACAAGTCGAACACACGACAGTCGAATGAAGAGCAACAATTCAATAATACAGGTATACAGCCAGAAGTAAGATATATTCACCTGGTTATCCCCAGGTGAATCCATGTAACTTCTGGCACCACCTGTATTTATCAAGCAAGTAAAGCAATGTGTCGGTTGCCTGACATTCGCAATATGCCGAAGCACATCGGCAAAGATTCAAGGAGCAGACATTTACATCCCGCGTGCTAACCCAGCTCCGCCGAGTCTTGAAGGAGGCAGATTGACCTCCTTCGAGACTCCTCCGAGCTGGCTACACGCTGGATAGATCGAAGGGATAAAGTTATGTGCCACTGCTATAAGAATCTGCCCGGCATAGGGAGCGTATCGAGGGAGAGAGTTCATTGTCCCGTCTTAAATAAGCCTCCGCTGCGGCGTCGTAATCCCGATTGTTATACGACGCCGCTGCTTAGGCTTCCCCAGACGGGAGACATCAACAACATAGAGATATATGCCACCTCTTCACCGTTACGCAACGCCTCGCACAAGGTTTATGGTCGAGGTCAGGAATTTACTGAGCAGCCCTCGCAGTCTGATGGAACCTTAGTCATCTCCTGCGATTACGATAGATGACTTAGGGTCCATCAGATTCAGTGCTGCTTACATCAGATTGATAAAGATATGTGCCACCCTGACAAGACCATAAGGTAACGCAACCAAAACTGCACAAGGAGCCTCGTTTAACAATACAGTCTCTTACTTCGATCCTGACACCCGCAGATTGTCAGGTCTCAGGATCGAGAATCCACTGTATTTATCAGACCTATAAAGCAATGCGTCATAGGCTCAGAGTGCTAAACACGAAAACAAGTAAGCAAATGAATAACATCTACCACGAGTCCGTCCAAGCCGTTAAGGACGGAGCAAAATTCAGGGTTGACCTCGAAAGGAGAAACCTTACGATTGACGGCAAGAAGATTATCACAAACGGAGAGTACGAGGGCGAGTTGGGAATGAGTCTGGCAACGCTTGATGACTTCCTCTACACCGTGGAACGCCTCTACACCTTCTACAAGCACTCTGTGCCCTCGGAGCGTAGCGAGAGCAAGTCACGCCAATACTTCCGAGCATTACCCGAGCGGGAACTCTCGGACGATGATATGCTCTACGGCAAGCGTCGAGACCCCGCACAGATTGAGCTTGAGCTCTACATCCTCTGCCAAGTGCTGCTCGGAATGGAGTGGAACGAGGAGCGTATGGGCAAATGGTTCTGGCAAAGCAAGGAGGACAAAGACCTCGTAATTCTCAAACAATGGATTCACCTGGGAAATAATCCCACAAACAACAAATAACTTATGAGCAAAAAGAATGAGACAAAAGTTCTCTGCCCCGAGTGTGGTGCAGAGTTGGCAATCGCAGACAAGACTATTACTACGGTTGCTACGGTGATTGGTAAGGATGCCGGTATCGGTGTTGTGTATGCTGAAGTCGTTGGCAAGGAGGTTAAGCCTGCCAAGAAACTACCCAAGACAGCCAAGGAGCGTATCGAGGCGCTGCGAGATGCAGGCGTAGATGTGAGCCACCTCTTCGCTATGCAGGGTGCCAATGGTGGTGAGTGTGTAGCATCAAACAAGGACGGCAAGTTGGTTGTCCTCGATGACAACGACCCGCTCTTCGAGTTTATCATCAAGCAGGGCACGGTGCCTAATCCTCGATTGTTCCGCCGTTGGGTGATGGCACAGATGTTTCATATGATGACCGCCCTTGACTATCGCACCAAGCAGCCTATGGGTGTTACCGCTATGATTCACCGTATGGGCTACGAGTATCAGTGGAAGATGCTCCTCGACGAGCTCTATGCACAGATGAAGATGGAGCACCGAGATCCTGAGAACTTCACAGACCGCAACCGCTGGTTCAACGCCGAGGTGGCGACCAAGATGGCAAGCGAGTATATCGGACTCCTCAAGAAGCGTGTCGATATGATTAAGGTACGCAAGTGCAAGGGTGTCCCTTATAAGCGTATCGCCGGCAAGAACATCTTCGTATCAGACCTCTACAGTAAACTATATCGCCCGTTGGAGAGTGCTATGTACGCTATCCGTCGTGCCAAGAGTGCTGCAAAACTCTACGAGGCTGTGGCAGAGTTCAACTCTTTGCGCCTCAAGATGCACTGGCAGACCCCGCAGTGCAGTGCGTGGATTGATGCCTACAAGGGTTCGGGTGCCTTCTTCACGATGCAGAACCTCATCCGCTTCCACGGCTGTGTGGCATACGATGATGCCGGTAAGCGTCTGGACAAATACCAGTCGTTGGCGTTCATCGCTACCAAGGCTAAGATGTACCGCAACGGCGATGGCTGGCGACTCTTGGCTGTATTGAAGAAGATGCTCGAAGATAACGGCATCGACCTCAAGCGCAAGATGGCCGAGTGGCGTAAGAAGTAGCCCGGCACGATTGGCAAGCAGGTATTGATGGGCTGACATATTTAGCACGGCCTTGTTCAAGCGACCCGCGAACCGGTATATCAACCGGTTCGCGCGTTCATCACAAGGAGTTACATCTACTGATTAGAGTTATGCCCCCTGTCGGCAATCATACCACCAACTTTTGGCAACCTCGATATGAAGGGCCATCACATTTACTACCGTCCTGCGGATACGATGCCCTCCCAGCTTGATTAGCTGTTGGGCATCCTTCCGTATGACGCTTACATCAAACAATTAGAGTAATGCCCCCGAATGGCATTCATATCTTTCAACAAATAAAACTACAACTATGAGCAAGAAACAACTACGCCGCAGAGCATATCTGCTCTCAAAAGTACGTGAGCAAGGTATCCGTTGCAAGACACACGCAAAAACTATCTTCTGTCCCTATGGCGAGGACCCCGTAAAGATGCCTTATGTAGGCAACCTCATCAGCGAGTTCCAGTTCTGTGTACAATTTGAGATGGTAGCATAATGGAGAGAGGAGCAATAGCAACGCTCAAAGTACCATACTTGGGCTACCGCCGCATAGAACTTATTGAGCCCTACGGTAATCAGTGGCTCGTGAGGATCTGTGAGAGTGGCAAAGAGATTACCGTCTATGAAGACGAATTCGAGTTAGACTAAAAATCAGAATCATTATGGCAATAGGAATTATTCAGGCTATATGTGGTGGCTGCTCGTGCGATGAGCAGCAGGCACAAGAGTACCTCGATGATGAACTCAGGTATCTGCGTGAACTACGCGAGGTGAACGATATGCAGCATAGCGACATAGAGTTGGCTTGCTCAAACCTCGGCATCGAAGCCGACTATGAGGAGTATTTCATTCAGGCATTGGCCGTATAGAAAGGAGGACATTATGCACCCAGCAGAAGAATATTTACGCAATACAGCAAACCCGCCATCACTCCATGTGCAGATTGGCGGTAAGCGTCGCAGGCTCTTTATCAACCGCGACCAGAATCAGATAGGCATCGTTGCCCCGAACAAGAGAAAATGTGGTTATCTCTTCACAGATTGGGATAGCATCGAAAAGGTGCTTTATCCATCAGACCACGCTCCCAAGAGTGCCGAGGAGGCTAACCGTCAGATGGTGTTGAAGTATCAGCGCCTGGCAAGCAAGGCGACATTCACTGGTCCCTATATCAAGAAGGCACTCAACCCGGACCCTTCAAAGTCGCTTTATGAGAACGGATTGACCACAGGTACACGCATCGATGGTCAGGTCATATCGCTCAAAGCCGTGGAGAAATGGTGCGGAGAGCTCACTATGCAGCAGTTCCGTGAGGCTCTGCGCGAGGGTAAAAAGTTTTACTCTTTGCGCTTCGACTTCCGTGGCTACGATGGCTCGCTATGGGTTGAACCCTGCGAGATTGAGGGCGACACTTCGGGTAAGCGAGTGCTTAATGCAGGCTTCAGCAAGGAGTTTCGTGGCTGTGGAAACGGCTACTACTACCTACTTATCAACGATGAGAACTTCATCGGCTACGACATTGACTAACCAATAACAAAAGATATGAGCAGACAACTACACTTTGGAACAACCTACCAGGTACAATACGGCTACGGCGGTATGTTTGGTAGCGATGGGCAGGATGCCCTATACGATATCTTCTCGATGTTCGAGATTGAGAATAATGCCGAGGACATCTACACCGATGACTATGAGGTGGAACGCGAGGAACTCAAGCGTCTTCGCCAGATGCTTATCGACAAGGACGAGAAGTATCGGGAGAATGAGGAGGAACTCACCAGATACCTTACCAAGATTGAGATGACACTCGACGAGTTCATCACAAAGGTACTTGACCGCCTCATCAACGAGAGCGACCAGCAGAATGAGTATGTACTAATATCTTGGTATTGATATGGAGGAGAGAGATTTGATTGTATGCGAGGAGTGCGGCTCGACAGAGATTCAGACACAGGCGTGGGTAGATGCCAACACCCACCAGTACATCGGCGAGACGGGCATTGACCGTGATGATAATTGGTGTAACGAGTGTGAGGCTCACAACTACTTCTGCACGAAGACGGAGTTTGTGGAGCGAATGGAGGCTTGGTGGGGCGATGCTGACTTTCCGACAATGGAGCGGGTTACGGGCTACCGCCAGGATGATTTCTCGCCCGAAGAGGGCTATCAGGATTTTGTTGATGCCTGCAACGAGTGGTGGAAGGCGAAATCCTACGATGAGAAGCGAGCAATATTCAAGGAGCATAACAGCGAGGAGTAGCCTATGGTCTATCAACTACTCAAAGACATTGAGCAGCTGCTGGGTGGCAAGGAGTCACTCACGGCAGCGGAGCAGAGCATCTTGGAACGCTCCTCAAAGGTCATTGCCACGATGCGTAATCCCGAGGATACCGAACTACTCAAAAAGGATGAACTACTTATCCGCTACTGTCCTGCAACGAAGCACCCTGTGCTTGTCTACTACGATGGTGACGGTATGTGCTCCTGCCTGCACAACGACACCGTGGAGGAGGATATGGAGGATGTGAAGCGTTGGCTTAACGAGATGACACAAGAACAAACCAACAGCAATATGAACTACGACAAAGAAGAAGAGTTAATGGATGATATTCTCTCGTCCGAGGAGAACTGCGAGACATTTATGGAGGTCGTGATGTCGGAGATACAATCCGATGAGGAGACCTACCGACACAAGGCACACCAGCTTATTCAGGCATACCGTGAGGATAACTGTGGGGATATGCTGATGGCACTCTGCGGCTGGTCGATGCACACCTTACTTATCAAGTATCAAGAGAAAAAAGAGCAAAGCAATGAATAGAATTTTAGAAGCAGTGAAGGCGTACTTCAACGCCATTGAGAACCCCACAGATGAGGAGAGGCGAATACAGGCGTTGCTTGCCGAGGGCTTCTTCCCGATTACCTCGGTATGCCGCGATGACCTCCGAGCAAGACACTTTGACGCTGACAAGGCCACAGATGAGCAGATGCAGGAACTAGCCCGCCGTATGGCGAACGACTACTGCGAGCAACTATTCTGGGATAGTATGGAGATTATCGCAGAGGCTGTCGGCATACCTAAACGCAGAGTTGATTTCTGTCCCAAGTGCGAGTCGGAGATGATTTACTTCGATGTAACGACGGGACTCAATCGCTGCTCGAACTGCGGCCAGGAATGGGACAACAACACCTACGCATTGGTGGAGTTCCCTGAGGATGGCACCTATTTCGAGCAGGAGGAGATTGGCTATCCTGTATTCGACAGAGAGGATAACGGAGCAAGGCTTGTCCCCGAGTATGAGTATATGCTGCAATTCGGCAGAACGCCTGACCGAGAGAAGTGCTACCGTGCTGTCGAGTGGCCCGAGTCGCAACAGTTTATCGGCAACGAGGAGTGCCTGCTTATCAACGATGACGAGGGTCTTGAACGCTTCGGCTCATCAGCATACTGGGTACCCGTAAAACTCTTGGAGAAGGTATGATAGCGCTCATAGACCCATTCAAGGAGGAGATGCTGGAACGAGGCTTCTCGGCGCATCATCTCGGCATTCACGTCAATATGCTCACGGGTGAGATGTCACTCATCAAGAGCGACGAGGCACGCAACCACGCTAAGGAGGTGCGTGACTACATCAAGGAGCGAGAGATTGACGACATAGCCACCTACGACCACGAATCGGTGATGGAACTTGCCAGCGACTTTGTTGGCGACCATATCGTGCCCGAGGGTGTAGATGAGGAGTATGGAAACTCTGACGAGTATGTCGACTTGCTCGACTGGTGGTGCGAGATATTCTCCTACAACATAGCGGAGTTGGCGATGTGCCATTACTTCCAGACGCACAAACATCTTGTAGACAGATAACCGAGCGGCGAGCAGCAATGCTTACCGCTCTTTTAATAACCTTTTAACACAAAATCATTATGGCAAATCAAATGGTAATGACTGCTCCTACGCAGTTCAATTTCTCGGTGAACAACATCGAAACAATGAGTCTCGACACACTGCGTCGTACTCACAAGGAAAACGACATCTACGGTCAGCCCGTCAAGGGTATCTACCACTACGAGGTAATCCAGCGTATGGCCGACCTCTGCGAGAAGCACAACCTGAACTACGAGGTCGAGGAGATCTTCGCAGCACAGAACAAGAACAAGAATCAGCCCGGTGTAGTTGTATTGCCACAGGTGGAGCGTGAGTTTGGTGTGCAGGCTGTCGAGGCTCATATCCTGCGCCGCATCTACACAACAATCCGCATCAACGACTGGGAGACCGACGAGCTCACCACAACGCTTGTCGTGGCGTTCCATCAGGATGGCATTCAGGCGGCCATTGGTCCCTGCGTCAAGATATGCCACAACCAATGCATCCTCTCCCCGGAGCGCAGCGTGGCAAACTATGGTCGTGATAAGGTAACAACAGAGGAGTTGTTTGACCGTGTAGATGAGTGGCTCTCGAACTTTCACACCAATATGACCGAGGATCGTGAGCGTATCAAGCGACTCAAGTCAAAGACCGTATCGCCTACGGAATTGTACGCCTTCATTGGTCTTCTCACGGCTATCCGTGTATCACACGACAGTGCCGACAAGCGACTATCCTCGCAGGTGGATACCTATCCTCTGAATCAGGGACAAATCTCGGTATTTACCGAAGACCTCCTTAAGCTCAACCTTGAGAAGGGCAAAATTACACTCTGGGATATCTACAATGTGGCAACAGAACTCTACAAGCCGGGGCGCACTGATATTCCTGCGATGATTCCGCAGAATGGAGCGCTGGCGGAGTTGCTACTATCACAAAACATAGCAACAGCATAATATGACACGCATCAAAGGACAACTCACGACAGCCGACTACCTTCCCATAGCCGAATTTTACAAACTCATAAACAATCTTGAAGCCGATGGCCAGTATATGTGGGAGGCGTACTGTTGGCTCTCGTTCTGCACCGCCTTCCGATGTTCGGATGTGCGGACACTGCGCTGGCGTGATGTGCTTAACCGCACAGAGCTCGTCCGCATAGAGAAGAAGACAAAGAAGAGCCGTATGGTTAAGTTTAGTGACGATGTGCGACAGAAAACACAGCACTTGTACGAGCTGTCGGGTTGTCCTGATGTGGATAGTCTGATACTATATAACCCACGAACAGGAGAGCCCTACACGATAGTACACATCAACCGTCAGCTCAAGGTCTTCAAGGCAAAGTATCGAATGAAGATTCGAGCATTCTCAACTCATACCTTCCGCAAGACATTCGGCAGGTATGTTTACGAACTTATGAAACGCTCCCCAGAGGCTTTGGTGCTGCTGAACCAGATATTCAAGCACTCAACCATTGAGACTACGAGGCGTTACATCGGATTGGCACAGGAGGACATCGATAAGGTCTTTATGTCAATCCATATATAATTTCTGCCGGGCAGTCATCCTTCGGGGGGGGCTGCTCGGCTACTCTTTAACTACAAGACTTCAACATTATGAGCATACAGATTGGAAAACTACTCGCGAACGGCACTGTTCGACATATCAAAGTGACAAATGAGGAACTCTCGGAACGATTCATCAGAGTCCTCAAACGATTTTATCCCAATGAGGAGCGTGTGGATGCACTCATCGCTTTGGGTGATATTCACCGCTTGGGTCCTTCACCTTATGGCAGATGGACCGACTGCAGAGATGAGATACACTGCTTCGGGGCTATCCGTGATGGTCGTAGGGACAACACGCACCTGCCACGCACGGCAGATAGCGTGGAGGTGTTTCGCTCTTTTGCCGATGACTGCTTTCTCTTTGCCGAGGGTAAGTGGTACTACCTCGCTATGGAAGAGCAAATACCTTTAGAAGAATACGACTTCAAGCCCAACAAAAACACCATCTGCAACCTTACCATATTCCGCAATAGACAAGCATCCCTCTGCCCGGCGCCACGAATGAATAGTTGGCAGGAGATTGAGGAGTATGCCGAGCGAGGGGGCGAGATACTCTACATCTTCCGTGGTCGCAGACTGGTAAGAATAATTAAACCATCAACATTTAACGAGGAGAAGAAATATGTATAAGAGCATTAAAGTAGCATTGGAATATCTGCCCGAGGAGTTTGTAACACAAGAGATGGTCAACGAGGCAGTAAAGTGTAAGGATGTCGAGGTCTTATCATATATCCCTCAGCGATTCTTAAACACACAACTTATAGAACAAGTGATTGCCAACTGCGACAACTGTTGGCATAGCTTCAAACTAAAACATATCCCCGAGGAGTGTCGCACAGAGAGCGTATGTGCCTACGCAGTAAAGAAGAGCTGGCGCAACATCTATGCTGTACCTACCCACATTATGACACGAGAGATGGCTCTTAAGGTGGTGCAGAATTGTGCCGGCGACCTCGATATTCTCTCGGCAATACCTGCCCATATCTGGGATAATGAGTTGGCGATAGAGGCTATGGTGTCGCTCATAGGAAATGTACATCGTATTGGAGACTACACCAATGCCATAATGCGTGTGGAGATAGTGCTCGGCTATCTACCTGCATCGCTCAAGACACAGGAACTGTTTACTGCTATGCTTCAGCGTGAGGCTCTCGATGTGCTCTGTGTGGATCGAGCAACACCCACTAAATTCAAGAACAAACTCTATTACCAGTATCTTGCTAAGCGAGACCTCTCGATGGTGCCTCACAAGTATATCTCATACGAGGTGCTCTATGCTGCAGTATTCTCGGAGCATAACAATAAGGTTCATAACGAATATGTATTGGGACACTATCTGCACCTCCTTGATGACCGCCTTGCTGACCAGTTGGTACGCAGGTATGCATATGTGTTCAAGACATTGCCCGATAAGTTCCGCACAGCGAAGAGACTTGTGCTAGCGATAGACAGTAGCTCACGAGATAGCTACACCTTAATCAATACGGAGGATAGCAAAGATAGTAGACTGCTAACAGTAGAGGTTTGTAAGGCCTTTGTTCGTCGTGGCGGCTCGTGCCCTACATTCCCGCAGAAGGTATGGACTCGCAAGTTTGTGGAGTACTGTGAGGAGAACTGCAAGTCGTACCAATGGTTTGAGCAGATGCCTACAGAGTTCCAGACGCCGAAAAATACACAAGCGGCATTCGACTACAACAGCTACAACATTCGCTATTTCTTAAAGCGTTTCATCACTCCCGCAATGGCGAAGTCGGTGTACCGCGAGAACTACTACAATTGCTGGGTGCCGAAGCACTTTATCTCAGAGTTTGTCAAACAGACAGGACTCTCGGAGAAGTTCTACGGCGGCGAGCGTCCGCTGCTCACCCTCAAAAATAACCACGAGGATTACACCTACTGCAAGATTGGCAACACTTACATCGGCTTCTACTACACCGATAAGTATAATCCTAACACTGCACGCCTGATTATGACACGTGCGGAGTCCCGCTACTGCAAGCCCTCACGAGTCTTCGAGTGCGGCGTGAGCACCTTCCATCGTACTTGGCTCGAAAAGATTGTGGCGGAGAATGATCCTCTCTTCGAGAAGCCGAAGGTAGATAAGTCACTGCGTGCTGTGCAGGCATTAGGCTACTATGGTGTGGAGAAAATCAAGGACATCAAGCGTACAGAGATTTTCCGCAACACCTTCCTCGGTGAGACAATCGGCTACTGTGCCCGCCGCAGAGACCTCACATATCACAGCGACAACTGCAGCACACTGCTCGAAGGAATGCTCTATAAGATTAAGGGTATGGCTGTGCCGGATGACCTTGGCGAGGAGCCTGTATCCTACACGGCAGATGAGTTGCATAAGAAGTTCGGTTTCTGCTATGCCGGTATGACCGCCTTTGCTGAGGATTACAACCTCGATATGAGTCAGGCATATACCGTGCAGCAGATGCGCCAGATAGTCCGTGAGATTGGACCAAAGCCTTCGCTTACAAACTACAAACGAGAACTCAAGAAGATAAAAGTGATATAATATGGAGACAAAGAAGATATATCTGCTATACCGTGGCGATGCTTGGCTCAGCACTGCATCGCTAACTCTCATCGCACCTTTCACAACCTTTGAGAAGGCAGTCGACTACCTACACAAAAAGAGCCGCGAATATGGTATTGACCGAGATGCTGTGGCTCAATTTAAGAGTATCCGCCAGACACAAGGGCTCGAAGAGAACTTCTACTGCGAGGAGTTGGAGGTGGACCCCGAACCCGAAGCAGATGAGTTCTACGACCGCATCTTCAAGTATGGTCAGTCCCAACTCTCTCGTGGAGAGTTAGAGTCGCTACCGGTGCCGTTCTGTACCAAGGATGTAACTGACGAGCAGATGGAGAATATAGTAATGGACACGGAGTTAGATACCCGTGATAGACTGCGTCTGAATGAGGGCGAGTCAATCGACTTTGAGAATGACCGCCACAGTGAGGTGTGGTGGGAGGAGATGGAGGCCGCCGTATGTAGACATAATGTCCCGTACTACGAGGACATAGACGAAGAATAATTGTTCATCACACGCCATAATGATGACAGACCGTCACGGTTTTACAAACGCCGTGGCGGTCATTTTTTTTACTTTTTTGAGGTGATTTCTTCACCCCAAGAGAGTTTTCTACACCTACTCTTAAACAACAAACACAACAGTATATGACAAAGAAAATCAGTTGGCAGGAGGTAAACACCCTGCGAAAAGCATTGCAGGAGGAGATTGTATCGCTCCTCAAAGCGAGAAACATCACCGAACTTCAGTTGGAGTTTGACGAAGACTCACAGTCTCCAACCTATGTGGTAGACTACTGCCATCGTTACGATGCGTGGTACGAGAAACAAGTTACCGCCATAGGTATCTGTGACGATGGCGACTGGTACCTGAAGGTCTATGACAACCAGGAAGACGAGCACTCGACAATCTATGCCAGCGAGACAACACTCGCAACAAACAACATTGATTGGTTGCTCGGTATCCGTGACTACATTTGTGAAATCCTAAAAATCGAATAGTATGCCAGCATCAAAGACAATCTATCTTACCGTGCGCGTGGATATCTTCAACCCCAATGTAGAGGAGATAACCGATGACGAGGCACAAGATGTGGTCAGCAACCTTGACTACGAGTTTCAGAACTACAAAGACTACGAAATGCAGACCGAGATCTGCGGTATCAACGACTAAAATAAGACAATAATATGAGAAAATTCAAGAATGGGCAGCGAGTCTATTGGAATGACCCTGCTGACAAGACATCGGGCGAATATACAGTCCTCGATGCACACGAAGAGAAGTACCAGAACTATACAGACGAGGATGTGGAGGACTATGACGACCGCATAATCCTCATTGGCGATGGCCATAGCGAGGCAGAGGTAAATGCGGAGGAACTTGACATACTTTGTCCGCTCTCTCCCGTAGATATTCACGAGGTGCAGATGATGCAGGAGGCTATGCAGGACCTGCGTCAGGATATGCTTAAGATGATGCGGGAGACCGTATCGAAATATGACGAGCAACGATTGGAGCACCCTGATGGGCACTCGTTCACATTCCACGATGAGGATGGGGATAAGTGCGAGGTTGTGGCACTCGAAATAATCGAGGGTGAACTGACAGCACACTTGGAGTACGAGAATCTAGGTATAGAGAGAAATGTTCCTGTGAACTCCCTTAATATCTTAGATCTCTACGATATTATGGTAGAAATGATAGATGAGTAGCGATGGAGAAGATGAGTGCATTACAACAGAAGATGGAGGACTCGTTTGTCGAGTTCTGCGAGGAGCACGGCCACGAGCCACGCTACGCTAATTGTGAGATTGAGTGGCAAGATGACCACGACACCTGCGATGTTGTCTTCAAACTATCGTGCGATGTAGTCGAGAGTGAGGACGACAAGATATTCTTCTACTGCAACTCCGTGCGAGACCTTCAAACAATGACCGAGAAGGGCACGGAGGACTTTGTGATAACCGATATTTACTCATTTGAAGACGACCTGCTTTAACTATGCTACAACAGAGACTTTACGACCTATCGGCAGAGTATGTGAACACGCTCAAAGCTCTGCCACACCGACCTGAAGGTTGGTTGCCACACATTGTCTATGTCGAGGAAGAGGGAGACTATCCTGTCTTCACTCGCTACCGATTGACGGAACTGAGAAGCGACGGCAGTTGCACGCTCATCAACGACGAGACGGGCGAGGTGTTTACCGATAGACACCTCACGGAGATTAACATCGAGTGGCTCGACACACTGCTCAGCTGGTACAACGACTGCTGCAACGAGCAAGGACTGAATACCCAAAACGAGTAGCCTATGCCATACAAGAGTGAGAAGATATCCATCAGCGGTACAGAGTATGACCGCCGACAGAAACTGACGCCCGAACAGCGTGCCGAGATTTACCACCGTTACCACACCGAAGATGTGAGCCAGCGACAATTGGCACGAGAGTATGGCGTGAGCCGAAGACTGATAACATTCCTCATAGACCCCGACAAGATGGAGGCATCACGCCACCGACTCAAGCGTAGCAAGGCGAAGGGAATGTATAAGCCCGATAAGAAAAAGTGGGCGGAGACTGTGCGAGAACACAGAAAGTACAAACACGAATTATTCAAACAAGGTAAAATTCAAATTGCAGTATGAAACCAAGAGAACAGGAGCGAGAACTCCAGAGAAAGTTAGTCGATAGCATTGTGTTCGTCGCAACTAACCATCAGCCCCAGGATTGGCTACCTATGAAAGTAACCGTCATCGAGTACCCCGAGGATGAGAATGGCGAGGAGCAGCAGCGCCTGGCCGAGTGTATGCTCAAAGAGATATTCGAGAGCGAGGAGTGCTGTATGCGTGAGATTGGCACCGCCACAGATGAGCCCTACGGTGTGAGTGAAATTATCAATAAGTCGCTTATCGAGGTGTGGGAGAAGTACACGCACATCTGCCATAAGGAGTGGCGTAGAAATGCGATTGCCTACCTCAGAACCAACACCAAGGCTCCGGAGAGTATCATCGAGGCATTCGTAGATACCCAATGGAAGAAAGAGGAGTTGTTTGCCGACAACCTCGCAGAGTTTAACAAGGCGTACAATTATAGATAGCGTAACAAGATATGAAGACAAAAGAAGAATTATATAGCGAGAACTTTGATGTTCTCAGTGTAAATGGCAAAGAGGTATTGTTTACCTGCCTGCGCATCAGCAGAGAGATTATTCCCGAGGGGCTCCACGCCTACGACATTCGTGAGTCGGATACCGGAGGTGAGTTCGCCACCATAGAGCCCCGTGTAATTGTAAACCACGCAGGAACAATCCTCTCGAAGGAAGTAATCGAAATGGGACCTGATGGTTTTGTGGAGATTGACGAGTACGGATTCGAGGACTCGATGACACTCCAGGAGTGGTTGGATAGTAACACTTAATTGATTGGATATGGATATTCAGAAACTGACACAAGATTACAAAGAGCGATTCTTTGCCTACGCCGAACAGGTGGCAGAGAATCCTCCCAAGAAGGGGAAGAAAAAGGGAGAGTTGGAATCTCCCAACTTCCTCAAAGAGGTTATAAGACCTATACTTGATGCACTGGTGGATTTACTTCCAGAGTATGGGTTCGCAAAGACCACAGACAAGTACTCAATGTACGGCGAATACTACCGCATTAAGGCGGGAATCGTACTCATAGGAGGTTTCTCCATTGACGATGACTTTAAGTTGTTATACACGCCGCTATTCCACGGCAAACCTTGTGGCGAGAGCTGTGAGGTGGTTGATATTACACAGTTGGTCAATACTTTACGCCGAGAGTTTGAGCGGAGAGGTATTAAAACAAAGTAACTATGAAAGATCTCAAGCAGAAGGCTGACAATGCGGTATTCGTTGCATCAGCCATCGGACCTTGGGGAATCCTAATGGTCATAGTAGGTGTTGTGGGTTTAGTGAAGTGCTGCTTTACAAAACCTCCCGATTTAACAGAGGATAGCATCAATAAGAGTGGTAACATCGTGGAGCATGTAATGGTTCTGGACAGCACAAATAATGGTTTCAGGGTGGTGTATGCCACAGCAGAGGCTGTTACCAATGAGAAATATGAAGAGATACGGGGACGACCGCATATCCGAACGAGATTCGATAGGTTGAAGATTGAAGCACCTAGGCACTTTGGAGGCAGTCTGCTCAATACGGATATATGCGATTTCGCTCTCTATGCCTACCATTTTCCGATAGACAATGATCTGCGTATTCATAATATATTTGTCGCAGGTAAGGAGAAGATGAACTTCTATGTTCAGCCCAACCCGAACCTACAGAATTGTAGCTAACACTTGAAAAGGGACCCGGAACAACATTTAAAAAGTGCCCCACCCATGGGTATGTTTAACCGAACAAAATTGGTATATTCATAAA